TGAGTTATCTGCTCCATTACTTCTTTATAGTTACTGCCGTATTTGGATTTAAACTTCGGGTGATTTGCGGGGTCTTTATATTGATTGTATAAATAATACATTTCATTGGGAGATAAAAACAAAGATGTTTGTGACTCAAGAGCTTGTAAATACGCTTGTTTGTTTTTAGGAGACGGGTCTTCTTCTGCTAGTTTTTTTGTTTTTTCTATCTCTTTATTGGACTTGATTCCTGTATATATTTTTCTACTATTTATTCTAGCCTGCTTCATCCACTTCTTCCCATAGAGCTCTTTTAATTTAGCTTTCAACATGTTCTCAAGCTCCATTCGTCTTCTTTTAAATACAATAGACGAAGCGTCAATCCTTTCAGTAATGAGTTTTTGCAGTCTGCCACCAAACATTTCTCCCGGTAGCACCGACAATCTATCCATCAAGCCATCAAGTGCTTCTGACCTTTTAATCCAATAATCAAATGCATCTCCTAGCTTTTTGAATGCTTTAGTGATGAGTCGTTCTTGTTTCTCTTTTAATTTTTTATTAGCGCCAAGCTGTTCTAATACAGCACCAACCTCGGTTTTAAAAGTAGGACTATTAATATCAATCTTTACTCCTGTTATGTCATAAAATGCAGAAGCCATATCTTTTTTATATTTATTATGTGCATCTGCTAACTCTTGTGCGTATTCTGTTTTACCTAGTTCTATTAAGTCTATAAGCGCCTGATTAGCGCCACTTAAAATAGATGCTTTACTTGCATTAGTGTCTTCTAATAGTTGTGCTTCCAAAAGATTAATCTGAATTTGCAGGTCAGACAGTTTATCAATGTCTTTAGGGGTAAGTTCTTCTTGTGCATTTATCTCATTAAATTCAGTTAATGCTTTATTTTTTTTCTCAATAATTTCGTCTACACTTAACTCTTTCCCATAACCAATAGCTGTTTTAATTGCTTTGATTCGTTTTCTTATTTCATTACTAATCTTTACCCCCTTCCTCAATCCTCTGTCTACACGGGTATAAGTGTCTGTAAGAATATCCTTAATACTTTTAGATAATATCTCAACATTCTTTTTAACAACAAGGTCGTCTACCTTCTTTAAAACATTTTCAATATTTTTTTCAGTAGCTCTTTCTATTTCTCTAATAAGCGCTAGAGTTTCTGTTTTAGTATAAAGGCCTTTAGGTAGGTATCTACGCATATAGTTCTTAACATCCCTTTTAATGCGCTGTAAGTCACGTTGCCCCTTGGTATAGTTAGATGCTATTGTTTTGAGTCTTCTTAGCTTAGAAGCCATGTTAGCTGTAGGATTACCCTCTAGTAATACCTGTAGCTCATTTAACATTGTGGCTTTTTGTTTAGGAGACTGTTTCTTAAACTCAGGTAAAGACTCTGTGTATTCAATAACTTTGTCAGTTATAATAGAGTCAGCAACAGGTTTTTTCTTTTTAGAGTTTTCTCGTATCAACTTTCTTTCATAGCTTTTTATTTTTTTGAAAAGCTTTTGTCCCACTTTATTTCCTCCTTCTACATTGGAAAAGCTAGGTGGAAGATTGTCTGCCAATGCTTTATTTACTTCACTAGCTTTAGCTTTCTTTAAAACATTAACTAAAAAGTCTTTAATAGTTGAGTCAGTAAAGCCTGCATCTCGACCTTTCTTTATATAATCTTCCATTGACATTTCGTCATCCGGCATTCTTTCTTTTTTAGGAGACTCCTTCTGTTGTCTACGTGGAGGAAAATATCTACGACCATTTGGTTTGTAAACCATAATACCACCTCCTCGGCCATACTCATCCGTTCTAGCTCTTCGTGCGGTATATCCTTCAGGTAATCGTCCCTGTATGTAACTTAAGGTGTTTTGTGCGCCTATAAACCCACCGGCATTAAAAGTAAAGTTTTTAGCTATGTCGGCTGCACTTTTTAATCTAACTATAGTAGAACGTGCAGGAGGACGTGGCGTTGGTTGTTTAGGTTTTTGAGGCTCTAATTCAGTAGCATCAAAATCCATTGTCATTTGTTGCTTACGAGATTGTCGTCTTTGATTCTTTACCTTTTGCCAATCTTCTTTGGCCCATTCTGTTATTTCAGAACCATAAAAAACACTATCATTTAATGCTCCTTCATCTACTAATACCACCTCTCCATCAGGTCTTACTCCCCAATTTCTAGTAGCAAGAAAATCATTCCATAAAAGATTGTAGTTTAAAAAGTCGGTTAAACCTTTTGCCTCCATGTAATCCCGAACAATAGGAGCAACATTACCAAACCTGTCTACCCCATTCTCTCGATATGCCGACTTTAGTCCTTTTAAATACTTATTTACAACCTTATCATTTCGTGGTACTTTTTCTACTACTATATAATCTAAACCCTGCTCAAAGAGTTCGGCTATTTTTCCATCCAACATATTAAAATCTCCAAACCCTACACTTAAGTTTTGTTCTAATCCCCGTGGACTTGTAGCCACTTTAATAACTTTATTTTGGTCAGTGGGGTGTTGATACACAGTTCTTCCTGTTCCCCCTTTAGATATCACCTCTAATTCATCAAGGTTAAAGTCTTCTGAAGCCACTGTTTCTTTTTGCTTTCTAGTTTGACGCTTTAAGTAATCTTTAAAAGACAATTCTTTAGGTGCTAACTTATCTAATATTTCAACATCTTCTTTAGCAACCGCTTCTCCTGTACTAATTTTACGAGAAAGAGTGTTTAGTAAATCCACTACTGCTTCTTCGTTGGTTGTGAGTTGATTAATAAAATCCATTTTAAAACCAACGGCTACCCCAATATCTTTTATAAATTGAAGGACTATATTTTTTTCAGGCTTAGATAGTCGTTTAAAATTTTTCGCTAAAATAGCTGTTAATTCTGCTAACTGCTCTTCATTTTGTTGGTCCATCTCATACTGAGAAGAAAAATCTGTTAAGTATTTTTTTAGTTCGCTATTAACAGGAAGGGTTTTATCTACAGCATCCATCATTTTTTTAGTAATAGCGGCTGTCGTAGGTCCTACCTTTTCTATTAATACTGCATGAAATAATTCATGAGGAATAGTAGTTAGTCCCGCTTTTTCTGCATTAATGTGAATAGTTTTCGAGTTGATGTCAAACTCTCCTAAACTATTAGGGTCTCCCATAGCCGCCTCGTAGAGGTCAGAGCTTTGGTGTATAACCATTTTTATGTCAGGCACTATAGTTTTTACAGCTTTTACTCCTGCTTTAGCAATTCCCATTAGTTTATCAACCCCCACAATAGACGTGGGTTCTACACCTTCTCCTAGTTGTTTTCTTTTATTGATAACAATAGTTTCATCTTCTACTTCTATTTCATTGTCTTGCGTAGTATCAATACCAAAAAACTCTGCGATTTCTTTTTGCTTTTCACTTAGTGGAGCTTTACTCTTTATAACCTCCACAATCTTTTTCTTTTCTTCTGAAGGCTCAGTCTTTTCTTCTTCTTCTACTCCTGCTTTTTCAGGTTTACTTAAGTTTTCTAATTGCTTATTTATATTAGCTATCTCATTTATCTGCTCATTAACTAAGCTTTTGTCTTCTACTTTATTTACCTCCTCTTGTAACGCATCTTTCTTTAATAACAAACCTAGTGCTGTTTTTTTCTGTTCTGCGCTAAGATTGTCATTGTTTTGTAAGTTAGCGTCCCAAACTTGTAAAACCTTCTTAAAGTTTTGTTTTTCCTGTTTAGCTTCTTCTTTAGTTATTTCACCAGAAGATATTTCTTGTTGAAGTTTAGTGTTATAGAGCTTCATATACTCACTTCTAGCTTCTACATCCATGTCTAAAATGCTAGAAAATATTTCTTGCTCTTCTGCGCTCATTTGTGACAGGTCATAGCCACTAGCATATTGAGATATTGCTCCCGGAACTCCCATAACAAAACCTCCAACAGCTTCAGTAGCTCCTGCTTCTAATAGCTGTTTCATATAATCTTTACTCCAACCTTTAGCTAAATTTAAAATAACATCTTTTTCTCTGCCATCTAAATTATTATAAAGTCTTTTTCCCTCTGTTTCTGCAATCTCTTGTAAAAATCCTGTTTCAAATTCTGCTGCACCCGATGCACTTAAAGCTACCGCTCCACGTGCTATGTCATTTTTTATTTGGTTAATGGTGGCATTTTTAAATTGCATAGCTGTGCCTTTGTATCCAACTTTTTGCAATCCTTTTGCAATCAATGAATTAAGATATGATTTGTTTTGAAAAGCGTTTCTAAATCCAACAAACTCTAGAGCTCCAATAACCATGGCAACAGGAGCGCCTAATGCCTGTTTTTCTAATTCAGTAATATTATCAAAATTAGGATTGTCTTTAAACTCTTCTTGTAAGTGAGATACTGTAAGGCCATATAGACCTGCTATTCTTCCAACAGGACCTCCAAGAGCACCTATAGTAAATGAGGGTAATGATTCGGCTAATCCGTATAGTCCTTTTTTTACTATTCCTTTTGACATTTGGTCAGCAATAAATTCATCACTTACACTTTTCCCTCCTATAAACTCTCTAATATTTTCAAATTGTGATTCTCGTGTAGGGTCTTTTGCGTAATCAGAAAACAAATTACCCATACTTCTTTCTCTTAAACCGTATACAGTAGTGTAGTCATCAGCATTATAGTCTTCATCAAAAATCTTAGTCCAATCATGGCGAGTGCCATTCTTTTTATTTACCACAACTAACCCCGCCATGTCATACTTCATTTCTTTTTTGTAGTAGTCTCGGATAGTTCTGTCTACTTTCTTTATTGTTTCAGGTTTAGCATTTTTTTCCCACTCTTCATATAGTTTATTTAAACTCTGTGTATATAAACTTTGTCTCGTTTTAGAATCACAGTCATACTTTACTTCTCGGTTGTCTAATCTTACTCCACTCATATCACCGCACGCTCTTGCCACTTCTTCTTCTGCCTTTTTTCTAATATCTTTAAGGGCATCTACATTTTCTCCCATTTCCCCTGCCATTTCTGCCACAGTATTAATATACACCTCGTCATCTAACTCTTCCCTTACATCCATGGTCTCAGCTTTGATATCTTCAATCGCCTTAAACGCAGAGCTAACAAAAGCTCTTATTGTTCCTTTTACCCCCATAGACTTTAACCCCGACCAAAACTTTCCTTGCTTTGCTTTTGTTTTATACCAATCTCCTGCTAAACGGTCAAACTCTAACCCTTGTATTTTAACATCCTCCATCTGTTTTGCTACATCATCAGCTCTTTGCTCAAACTCTTCTTCAGCTTTTAAATAATCCTGATACATTCTAAGTTTAGTGGGGTCAGCATTAATCTCGTTTTGAGACATAGCCGCTATAGCTTTGTTGTTTTCTTGAAACTGAGAATACTCTTGTTGCAGTATATTATAATTATCAACTACACTTTTAGCTGATTCATTTAAAGAAATGTTTCTAGTGTTTAACTCTTCTTGATTAGTTATTCTTTCAGCATCACTAATAATAGATTTATTTATATCTTTAGCATTAACCGAAACCCAATCTTTCATTTGGTCAGCTTCCTTACGTCTACTTCCTAGTATTTGAAACCTGTTTCCTTTTCTAAAATTAAATACCTTTTCTTCTCGTGTGCCATCTTCTTTTTTAGGACCTTTTGCACGAACACGATTTCCTATCCCTGCTTTTTCAAACTCAAAACCATAAGGCCCGAATTGTCTGTTTAACTGAGGAACAGCAAACTCTTCAGTTTGGCTTAATAAATTTTTATCGATTGTTTCTAGTGATTGCTCCCAATCCATAGTGTCTTCTTCAACTACTTCTTGAGTTTGGGGGTCTTCTTTTTCTTCAACAACTTCTTCAACCTCTTCTTTGTCTTCAAGTGGTTCAACTGTTTCAGTTGTTTCTAATGTCTCATCAATTTGCGTATCTTCTACGGTAGGTGTTGTAGGAGTTGAGGAATCCAAGGATGATTGAGCGGCATCTTCCAAAGAAGTTGTAGATATTTCGGTAGAAATGTCTTTTTTTTTTAAGTCTACTTGGTCAGCATACACAGGATATTTTTCAACAATCTTAGTAACTAACTCAAGATTATCCATATCCTGATAGGTAGGGTATTTGCTTTTTATTTTTTCAGCAAATTCATCTACCGACAATAATGTTTGTTCGTCTTGTAACACCTCTCCGTTCATAATTAATTAATTCCTAAAGGGTCTGTTTCACTGCTTTGCGCTCCCCCTCCTCTGGCTGCAGCACTATTATAATCACTAATTGCTTGTTGATATATTCTCTCTAACTGTGGCATAATCTGATTTAGATTTAACTTGCCTACTCCTAATCCTCTTTTCCATTCAACGCTATAAGGTCTTCCTACAGCCCGCCCCTCTTTGTCTGTTAATGTAATAGTCCAATCATTTGGGTTGTCTTCACTTCGAGTAGCATCTATGTTTACATTTCCTTGAAGAGCGCTATCTAAAATACTTTCAATTTGTGCCCCTTGGCCTGCAACATCTCCTGTCTTAAACTCAGGATTACCCTCAGGCATTCCCGGAAGTTTTTTTAATGAGCCATAATCACGAATACTTCTAGTTGCATATTTACTGTCATAACGCAGAAGAGCATCAGGAACGTCATCTAAATTTTCTCTTCCAAAATTATCTAATGCTACACTCCAATTAAATTTGTTCCTATCAGGGTTAACAAAAGAATAGAATGTTTCTTGTCTTTCCTCATTAGTTGCCTCTGCCTCAAACGGAACAGGTTCAACAAATGTTTTTCCGTTTTGCATAAATGTTATATTTATACCTCCGTCTGCAGTTCGGTCAATGGTCTTAATAGTTTTATCTTCATAATCTCCTTTGCCCGCATTAAATCTTTCTATAATTCTTTTTTCAGCTAAAAGAACTGAGTCAGGGTCTCCTGTTGTAAATGTATTTACATCTTCAACCATTTCAATATCGACACGTTCTGTTAATTGTTTGTTTCTACCGGAATCTTTTGGTGGTGTCTTTTTAAATCCTACAGACACTTCAATAGCATTGTTCATGTGATTTCTTACAGCTTCTTCTTGTTCAGGTTTAAATTCAAAATCTAACAATCCTGAATTATTATCACTAGGTGCAGCAAAAATTAATTTTCCTGTTTTATCATTTTCAAACTCCTCTCTATCATTAGTTGTACTATACCCCTTTGTAGGCATGTCATCAATCAATATACTTGCAACATTAGACTCATTACTAAAAACCCCATCTATAGCCGCCTTTTTATAATCATCAAATTCCTTTTTTATACGAGGGTCAGAAACCAAAGTTCCATCTTTATAATAGGTGGAAAACTCTGCTATATTTTCAACATTTTCTTCTAAGAAACCATTCATGTCATATCTTTTATATCTCTGTTGCATACCGTTTTGAATGCTCTCTATAGACTGTGTATTTCTAGTGTTAATACTGCCATCCTCATTGAGTTCTGCAATAAACATTTTACCATTTTTGGGGTCTATATAAAAATCGTGTGTATTAAAATCAATAAGGTTTCCAAACTTACTCCATTCGTCTACAGTTATTTGAGACAACTCCCCATCTTCAAAGCCTTTTATGATTTCACCATATTGAGACTGCAATCCTTCGCCAATTTTTTGAACACGCTCTGTATCATCCATCAGGTTTTGTCTTTGCAGTGTCCAATCTTTAAGTTTTAAATCCCCTCCTTTTAACTCTCTTTGATACATAAGAGTTTGTTCTCTTAATTTTTCAGCTAGACTAGCTAAGCCATCAGTTACACCACGGTGTTTTCCCTGTGGCATATCTTCAATAGTCTTTAAATCTTGACGTATAGTTTCATCTATCTCTGCTTTTTTCTTCTCTCTCCTATCCCTTTCATTAATAAGCATGTCAGAATAAGTTTTACCTATCTTATTCCAATCTACACCTTGTGCAATATCTTCTTTTTCTATTCCGTAATAACTAGCCATAAATTATTTATTCATTAGGGTCATATAAAATACTGCCATCAGTATTGTAAACTATTTCTTCATCTAATTGATTCTGAAGGTCATATAATTCATCCATTTGAGCTTCATATGCAGGAGTTTCAAAAGCTTCCATACCTCGTCCTACTTGTCTCGCAAATCGACTTTCTTTACTCATATAATCTACCGCATCCCCAAAACCTAAATCTCCATATAATGGAGCTGCCTCTAATAATTGCTGTCCTGCACTAGCAAAAGACTCTGCTTGATTTTGTCTTGCTGTGGCCGCCTGTTCACCATATGCTTGGGCCGCCTGACCTGCTCCCTTTGCTTCTTCTAAATAAGTTTTAGCCATTTCATCTCTTAGTCGTGCATCTTCACTAGCTTTTAATAATTCAATATTTTCTAATTCTTTATTAAGTCTTTTAGTAACTGATTGTTGAGCTTTTTGACTTGCTGCTAATATGCTTTGAGCTGAAGCACCAATACCCCTTTGGTCAGCTTGAATCGCTGAGTCCATGATATTAGCTGAAGTAGATAACAAAGCATCTCTTTCTTGATTGTAGGGGTCTGTATTAACAGAAAGTGAATCGTAAAAATTAACATCTAAATCTTCTCTGGCTGTTTGTAAAGCTTGCTTGGCAGCTTGGTCAGCTTTTTTTTGCTTTTTTCTAGCTTTTTTCGCTTGCTTCCCTGATTTAATTCCACTATAAACCTGTGCCCCTATACTAAGTCCTGTTGCTATTGCTGTAAATCCTGCCATTATAATGCTTTTATCATTTCTTTATTATATGAATCGCCTGCTATAAATCCCAACTCTTCATAAGTTTTGATTAACTTTGAATGTTTTAGTAAAGCATATCCAAACATATAACCTTTGTTTTTAGCTATAGTAGACAACGATGCTATTAACATTTTTATGGCCTCTTGCCTTCTATTTTTTTCTCTATATTTTTTATTTGAAATTATCCAATCTATCCATGCCACCTTAGAATTGGTAGTATATATAAATCCTGCACAGACAGGTGTTTCCTCATCCCAAATCATTACACCTCCTTTTCCTTCTTGAGGCAAAAAATCTCTTTGAGGAGCTGTCCAATCCCATTCTTTCCACCATTTCAATAAAATATTATCATAATCTTCATATGATAATGGTTTTACATTTAATTTCATTATCACAAAGATAAGAAAATTATGGATAACTTTTCATTATATCACTTCTTATAGCAAACAATTCAGCAGGGGCGGCTGCAAAAAGATTTAATCTTATATGTAAATAGTGGCCGATTAAACCATGAGACTCAGCAGTAGAGTTTTGTACATAATACGTAAACTTGTTGTCTAAAGCTGTAGATAGAGAAGCAATACCTGCATCATTATTAATGGTTACAACATTGCCTTCAAAATCTATATTGGTAACTTGACCAATAATATCACTAGTTCCTTGATACAAAAAGTCACCAACACTTAGTGTGCTACTAACAGGATTTGTAGCCGGAAATTGTATAGTACACGCATTTGTTCCCGCTCCATTTACTCCTACAGGGGGTGGCCCAACAGAAGAAGGGTTGACGGGTGTTCCAATTCCTTTTATAGACCTTAAGCCATACTGTTCACTAGGGATTTCTTGATTAGGGCTAGTGGTTTCATTTCTTAAATATGCAAACCAACTAGCTTCTTTTAATTCAAAATCTGATGATGTTATAAAACCTGTAGCTTGACTAGCCGATAAATTGTTTCCGGGATTTTGGTCCTGCTCATCAGGGTCAGGAAAACTCGCTACAGGAGATTCTCCTGTTACAGTTACACTCCACGGAGCAGGAGATGCTTCAAGCTCTATAGTTTTAAAAAGCTTTGTTTCTAGCGGAGCTTTATTAAATACAGTGGTTATAGACGATTCTACTGTGCCTGCCCCATAAAAATCATTTCTAAAAGCAGTACTTGAATTATGTCTCCAAAGGTTTCCGTTTTTAAAAGAATAAAAATAATTATTCATTCCTACCATATAATCAGGTTGAAAAGAATAAAAAGAAGGAAACCCTTTTGAATTTTCGCTATATGTTAAAGTATAATAAGCCATGTTATATATTTATTAAGTACATTGATTTGAACCTCCTCCGGTGCAATCCTTAATACATGTTACAACTCCAAAATCATCTACTCTCATAGTATAACTACTTCCACCATCTTGATAAAAATACAGACCGCCTGCGAGTTTGTTTTCTCCATTAGCATCTGTAAAAATCATATCATTAAGATACGGAATATTTACATTCATTAAATTTGCCTGTGCACAAGGCGTTCCTGCTAGTCCTGCAACACCCGGAATACATGGCCCTTCTACACCTCCAAACGCATTGTGAGCAATATATGCAGTTACAGCAGGAGGTAAAGCTCCTCCTCCACACAATGTATTGTTTTGAGCTGATGTATTTGGTCCATACACAGTAACAGATGGTAAAGTTACAACATCTATTTGTGCTGAAAACTCTGTTGAAGAAGTAAGACTATATATATCTAACCTTACTCTTTCTTCATCTGCAGATGTTTTTGGAATAACACACATAGACCACCCCGGCCCTTTGTCATTATTTTCTGACGAATATAATTGGACTTGAAATGGTGCTACATATATTTTAGATGTTGAGCCAGAATTTACATATTCTCCTGACAATCCATCTAAAACTCTACGAGGATATAAACCTTCAGGGTTACACCCTGTGGTATCAATAGGATAAGAGTATGAGAAAAATAAATCACTAGTAGGCAGACCTGCAGATGATTCAGCAATATTATTTATATTACCCGATGTTATTGGATAAGAAAATAAAGTGGCTTGACCTTCTGTATTGCCACCTACAGGATTAGCTAATTGATTTTCTCCATATAAATGATTTCCATTTGATGGAAGATTAATAATTCCTGTTTGATTAACAACTGTACCTCCGCCTTCCGGATTTGCAAAACCAACTGAACAATCAACAGTTGAAGTGTCTCCATTTGTGCATGGAATAGCAGCAGTAGTAGTTTCGCTTTTTCCTATAAAGACAGGCATTTCAATATTTGTATATCCCGGAATATTGTTATTTATTATTGCACAAGGAGGTTGTCCCGGCATATCACAGTTAGTATTAGTTCCTAATACAGGGTTAATTGGGTTTGTGTAATCATAAAGATTAAAAATAGTAAACGTATCAGACGTATTGTTTCCTGACAAGGCTGAAAAATCACCTTGAGAATTATATTGTCCCATTATTGAAGAAGCACCACCTGTATTATATCCGGTTATAGACTCCACATTGTTAGAATCTGAGTTCATCAAATAATCGTTTTGACTTAAAAATCCATCTAAATTAGTAGAACCCCTTACGGAGAACAAATTGCTTTGATTTATAATAGATGTATTGTTTGCATTCACATGATTCACAAATAAACCTAAAGGAACATTTCCTGTGTTTACTCTAACTATAACCGCTCCTTGGGTTGCAGCCGGAATTACTGTCTCTGCTGAATAAATACCACCGCCTGATGCAGAAGAATCATTTCCAAAAGGAGTTGATAAGTCAATAGGCTCAATAACACATGTAACATCTGTTTCGGTTATTACACTATATTCATCAATATAAAATAATCTTTGATTATTGTCTGGGTCTAAGTATTTATACCATTTAGATTTTTGATTGTCAGGTAATGGTTCACCGTTTTCTGTTGAACATACAATATCCCATCTATTTGGAACACCTCCTTCAAATGTTTCAGAAGGTGCATTACCTACAATTCCAACAGCACCCGGAACATGGTATAGAGTTATAAAATCTGTTTCTGATAAAGAAGCTTGACATGCATCACTTTGTGTTCCATAAGGAATAGAACACCCAAAAGATGGTAGTTCTTGTGGGCAGCTAATCTGCATTAATGCTCCACCGGAACAGTTTACGTTTTGAATTTCTAACCACACTGTCTCAGGTATAGGACTTGACTTAGGAACAACACAAGTTAACCATCCATGAAATCCATCAAAAGGGTCAGAAGGTTGAGTATCTATTTGCGATTGTTGTTGCTCAATAACAATATCAGCAGTTCCCGCTTGAAGCTCAAACTTTAAATTATTCCAATTAAACAACCATGTAGGTTGAGCTGCTCGGGTAACTGTTAAAGTTGAACCTGTACCTGTAAAAGGTAAGTTTTCAGGTAACTGTGGAACAGTAGTGTTACATGGATTAACTGCATCATAAGGGTCTTGAAAGTAATTAGTTCCTCCACCCGTTTGAGCTCTTGAACCAAACCACACAGGCTTATCTAACACATTGTCGGGCAATGCAACAGCATTACCAACATTTTTAACGCTTCCACCATCTTCACATCCTAAAGACGGGAATCCCGGTTCAGCAGTGGAATTTGCCACAGTACATGTGCCTGCAATAGAACCTGTTCCACTAAAATTATTAGTATAATAAGTGTACTCAGGAGAGCCTCCTCCTGAAATTACATTTTCATAATTTCCCGTTTGACGATAAGCTAACAAACCTAATGGTTCGCTATGACCTAAATTAGGTAAAGGTGTTTGTTCTCTATAATAAACACGTATAACCACCGCTCCTACTGAAGATAATCCTTCTTCTAAAATAAAAGGGACTCTCCATGTTCCTTCATATCTATCCGGTGGAACAGTCGGTGAAGGATTTGTGTCTTGTAAATCAAATACATTAGGGCTTTGACATGCTGTAAAACAGTCAGGACAAGATAGAACAGGACCTAAAGACCCATTACCTCCTGAGACAGTAAGCTCTCGATAAAAACCTCCATCAGAATATACACCTGCCGGAGCTACAACAGTTAATGCTTCATCGGTAAATACACAAGTCGCTAATTTAAAATTAGGAGCGTCATAATAATATGTAGTTAAAGTTGCCATCTATTTAATTTTAAGTTCCACAATCTACACAGCCACCTGCTGCATTATAACAATCTTCTATAGTAATTATTGGAAAAACTGTGTTTTCAGGATAATTTATTTCTGAAGTGTTTAATAAAGGATATACGGAAGAACATATAAAAATACTCACTCCTCCGTCTGCTCCCTCACCAATAGTTGCTTGAGCAGGATTTCCTGCGGCATCTACATAATCATAAGTAAACACAGTTTCAGTGCTATTAAAGTTTACAATTTTATAACATGTATATGTGGTTGCAGGGTCGCAATTACAATCACAACAAACTTCTGTGGGAATAAAAGGTGGTATAATAGGGGCAACAGTCTGACACATTTTATCTTTTGTATGATACCTTAAATCCCATATATAATATATAAAAGGGTCTGTTGCCGGAGGTGTAGGAGTAGGCATAGTAAACGTACCTTTATAAACAGCTTTAAAGCTTTCTGCAGGCGAAACAAATGATTGAGTAGTGGGATTCCAACTTTCTAGAGTAGTAGTGTTATCTAACACGCCTGAGTTGGGATTAGCTGCATCATAAGCTTCTTGCAATAGTAGCTTTCTATCATTAACATCAGTTAAATCTAATGCTGTAGCTCTTCTAACAAATAACCCTTTGTGTTGAGTGACATCAAAAGCGTTAGTAGTAAAAGTATATTGATTAGGAATAACAGTTTGAATTAATCCATTTTCATCGCAGCAAACAAGATTAATATTATCATAAAGTTGTAGTGTCCACGTTACCGTGCTTCCATTAGATGGAGCATCAATACCTTGTACTAAATTTTCAAAATTATCCGCATAAGTAAGTGTCATTGACGGTATTAGTGGATATTGGTCAAGTGGTGCAGGGTGACTACCTGTTGCTCCAAAGTCCCACCCTAAAACCTCAGGAGAGCTAGCTATTCCGGTTGTAAGGTCTACAAAATTAAATGTAGTTGCGGCAGCAGCCCCAGAAGTATTTACTACCTCAGATTCTAAATTAGTTAAAGGAGCAGGTAAAAATGAATTAAAAATAACACATATTTGAGTCAATAAAACAGGCTCAGGACATGCGGTATTTAATGTTAGCGCTCCTGTACTAGATGACACAGGAGTTATATATATATACGCTAAGGTACTACCCGTATCATCAGTATTATTGTCTTTATCAAAAGTAATATTAGTATTTGACCCAATAGCTAATTCTGTTTGTGTATAAACAAAATTATTATTCCACACTACAGCAACAAAATAACTCGTTCCCGAAGTAGAAGGAATAGCAATATTCCAATTCACAGGTCCTATATCGTCACCTAAATCAATAGCCTGAATAATTTGGTCAGTACTTATACTATTAAAAGTAATTCCTTCCCCACAAGGAGCAATAGGAATTTCAGTTTCATCAGGCTCTACCGCATCTTCAGTAATGTCACACGGGTCTTGTATGCCTAACACTATGGAGTCACTATTTAATGACATCACAAACTCATTCATGTAAGGGTCATATCCACCTAGTTTTTGTGTAGTACTATTTATAGATGAGTCATTTGTTCCATTAAAAGTATCTCTAAACCAATTTCTCATTCCAAAATCAGAAATTACATTTAAAGTTTCATTAGAAGATGCTGAACCCCTTAATCTTAAAACAGCTCCTCGTTTTTGGTCCATAAAATATTTGTCGTAACCATATACCACGTAGCTTTCAGGATTAAGACTAATCCCATATTCTTCTTCTCTAGCTATTTGTGTACCTAACACTTCAGGGATAGAAGCTATTTCTCCCCCTCCGGTTGAATCACTTAATAAGTTTTTTCCTTGAAGGACATAGGAAATTCTGTCAGACTGCAAAACTAAAACATCTGTTTCTCTTCCATCTAATATTTGTATGCTTCCAAACGATTCTTCTAAAGGTTTAAAGTTAAGCAACCCTAGATTAAACTCGTTGAGTTTGTTTACATTAGATTCATCATTATAAACCCCACTATATGTAATATCTGCAAACCTTCTTATTTCTTGATAGTCTTCGGTAGTTGATGTTACACGTTGCCCTAAATTAAATGTTCTACCTGTTATAGAGTCATTTATTTTATAACTTTCTACACCGTTACCAAACTGAAAACAGTTAAAAAAATCTAAAGTAATAATTGCAGGCTGAGGGTTTAGTTGTTCAAATGTAATTTGACTTTGGTCTAAAGGATTAGACGTATCAGCATTATGACCACCTGTAGTAGTGTCAATAGTGTAAGTTTTTGTGCTTTCATACCAAATATTTGGTAGTGCATCTTGAGGAACAGTTTCAAATACAAGGTAATCGTTAGCAAACGAAATATCAAAAGAAGCTGTTATAACCGAAGGGGTAGTAACGTCCCCGTTTGCTGTAGGGCCTTTAATCATGAATTTGGTGGCAGTTGTATTTGGACTTTGATACCACCTAAAATAAGCAGTACAAAGAGAGTTAGGATAAGTTGCAGGAGGAAATATATCTCCTCCAAGGGTAGGGTCATATGTTGTTGGAACATAAACCATAGTCATCCCATTAGGACATGTTGTTCCAAAATTAGTACCCAAATTAAGAGTGTCTCCAATACCCATACCATTCCACATATCTATAATGTCGACATAATCTGTATCAGCAATCCATGTTCTTTCATATACATAACCTCTTCGTCCTGATGAACCCACACCCCCTCCTCTTCTGTCAAATCTAAAACTTATTCTCACAGCCGTTCCTGCTGACATAGGTATGGGGTCAGATACTAAAAAGTTACCTTGCTGTGTCGGTGATTGAACCAATCCCTCATATTGTAAAAAAACTGCTTGACCACCAACTGTTTGTGAGTTTGATTGAGTTATAGGATAAGGTTCGTTGGTGTTATTTCCTGCCGGCCTTACCGGATATTGAAGCACACTGTTTGAAGGTGCAACAAAATTAATGTTTTTCATTTGCATGTAAGCACCTCCCGGAACATATAAAAATTCAGGATTATCCCCAACACCGGGGTCATTAATATTATCAGTAGGATTCTGTCCTGAATAATCAGGATTTACAGGTGAAATAAAGTTCTCAGGGTATGTAGACACTGCTGTTACCGTAGTAGACTCACATGTTGTTACAGCACCATTACCATCTTTCTTTAAAATCAATGTTTGACCTGCAGAAATTTTTTGTGCATTTTCACCATCTAACGAAAAATAAAGAGTTCCATTTTTTGGGTCAGTAAACACTCTAGTCGAATAAATAGTCTCATAATTTTCTTCATCCGGTTTAATACAAAACTTATAGGAAGTTGCCCATTTAGGCGCAAGTTGAGTGTCGGGAATCTGAACTTGAATAAAGTTTTTAGTATCAGACATATTACAATCAGTAGCTACAACATTTCGACTACTTGTAAGTGCGGTAGTGGCTCTATTAAAATCGTCCATGTAAACAATACCTACTTCATAGTTTCTGTTGCTATGTAAACTTCTTGATGCTCCTGAAGTTTGAACTGTCACCTCAACATTATTCCATTGATTAAATGCATATGCAGCTCTTTGAAAAACAAATTGACCGGCAGGAATAGTAGCGGGGTCTCTTACATAAATAATAGGATTTAAAATTAAAGAAATCTCATTATTACTTGGAGAGCTAACTTGCATAGCTCTACTACTTCCCGGAACAGAAAGGTTTGCATCGTTTATTATATTTACTGAATTACCATTATCTAATATGCCATCCCCACTTAAATATCTTATTAAATTATACATATTTCCTGACCCATCCGGTCCGTCAAGAATAGTAGGAAAAGTAGAACAATTTATAAAATCTGTTAAGGTGTTTCCTGTGCAAGCTCCATCAACTAAAGAATTAGTGGCTGTTTTTATATTACCATTAGCGGCCGTTCCAAAACCAATAAAGCTTTGAAAAGCTTGTGACAAGTCATTAAGTAAAGCTGCCGCATCAGTATAGTCAGACATTAATGTGTATTCAAAAGTAAAGTTTGCCGCTATCCATGGAGTTCCTAAAGGAGGACCTTGATAAATCCCCGGAACTGCACCTGAACCAAAATAATTATTACTACCACCCACTTGCCATGGAGTTTCGTTACCCCAACCGGTTAAAAATTTTATTTTTATTGTGCTTCCTACATTTAAGTCTATATTAGCAAAATTCATTGTTAATCTAGCGTTAGGAATACCTGTTTGAGGAAGAGCTGCCTGTGATAAGTATGTATTGTAATTTACGGAAGATGTAGTCGTTGGAACAACTACTGCGGCACTGTTTTCGCTTACTAAGTTTACAGTATAATCTTGAACAACTTTATTATTGTTTTTATTTACTAAATTATAACCATCTACATAATTACCATACATTAAACGATTACCCATTAATGTTTGAGCTTTAGCTACTCTAGGAACATTATCATATAATCTAACTAATTCGGTAGACGGAAGAACTTGATAAATTTTACTATTATCAAAAGTAACAGTTTGTGTTATATTATCAGGTATACTTCCCGTTCCATTTGAATTATTTTTATCAATTTTTTCAATAATCTTAACAATTTGATTATCTGAGTCTTTAAAAAGCAAGTCTATACCCCTAACGAGTGGACCGCCTGTGTTATAGTTTATTTCTACGCTACTATATTGGTTTTGCATACCCACATTAGTAGCAGTATCAGGTGGGATAAAAAATGGTTTAGGTTCAAAAGCAATATCTGAAAATTGAGATATAGCCGAATACTCATCATCATCATAACGATATCTATAAGCAAAGCTTATAAATCTTTTTTCTAAGTAGTTTTTCTCAGGACCTTCTATACTTGAGCCTGTAGGAAAAGTAAGTGCAGGAGCAGCAGCAGGAGGTTTTCTAATAACCATAATTTCATCTGCTGTAAATTGGTCTCCCGTAACAGTACAAGGATTTGTATTTGTAATGGTAGGCAGCGCTAAGTTTCTTTTAATATTTATTTTTCGAGGAGGATTATAATTGTCCGTAAAAAATAATAAATCTTCAATCTTATTAACTCCTGTTATTAATCTTTGAGGATTAAAATTTAAAGTAGTTCTATATTGTGTAGCACAAGGCAAGTTGTCCCAAATACTTACAGCATGATAATTTACACCTCCATTTGCATCTGCAGGGTTACGTGACACAATCATGTCACATCTTTGTATGTTTTGTTTAATAGTATATGCTGTACCCGGAGGGAATCCCCCTACAAATATATCATTACTTAATGTAAGTTTTGTATCACTATCAATAGCTGTTATATATGCATAAGGAGTTGGGCCTGCAGCTTCTACAATATCTCCCACTTCTACTGAAGTATTAAAAGCTTGAGTAGTATCATTTAACACACCCACTTCGGCTGCCCCTGTAGTACTTGATGTAACCAAATTTATTCCCGGTCCTCCCGCAGGGAAAACACCTTGCCATTTAGGGTCGTGAATAAACCAATATATAATGTCATTTGTAGAATCAGCAAACGTCCCTATACATTTAGCACGGTCACTTAAAAATGCTGAACATGGGTTTCCTTCTAAAGGAAATGCCGGTTGAGCAATTAAAACATTACCCTTAGCATTTTCAACTGAACCAATTTCAGAGTTTTCGGTAGAACCTAAACGAACATTTTGGGCATCAATATATTGTCCATTAGGGATAAGTCTTTCATCTAAAGACTTATTCATTATACCTTTAACAAAATTTCTTTGAATCTTTGCCATTGTTATTTAAGCCACTTATCACGTCCTCGTAGATTCATAAGTAACCTTCCGGGATGTATATTACTAATTCTAATTTTTGCATTTCTTAATAAAGCTGATTTTTCTTTTTTCGCTCTATTTATAATATATTCTTGAGTTCCATATTTAGATGAAAGAATAGCATATTTAATATATGCATATATATAATCTTCAAATAATTTATTTACTGAAACTAAAGCATCATCACCTCCTTCCATTCCATCTGAAACATACTCTAGAATACAAGACTCACCTGCCATGCTAGAATCAAAATTAATAACCCCTGTTTTTTTATCTATTCTAAAAGTTGGATTAAAATTAGCTGTTTCAGTATTTAAACCAAAACGTGCTCCTACTGCGTAATCAAAATACCATAGTCCATCACAGCAATATCCAAGACATCCGTCAAATTGATTGTTCTTGTTTAAATATATACTTTTTTGACTACCCTTAATTCTATCAAAGTCTAATTCTGAATACTGTGGACTTAAAGCATTACCAAATTGGTCAAACAAAATGTTTTCATTATTGTCTTGCAAATAAGCAGCAGCACTGTTTACTTGTATATTTTCTGTTAATGGTCGAATATACCCATCTTTATATAAAGAAATTCTAACCCAATTAACAAAATCTGAAGGTAGAATAAATCTTAGCTGAGAATCTACCTTTAATTGCAATACCTTTATTTCTTTAAAAGCATCATAATTAAGCTCTTGTATTGCACGTTTAGCGTGAAATATAACCTTATATCTTTGCTCGTTATTAATAATAGCATGATTATCATTGTACATTAACATAAAGTTATTAACAATGTCTTGTAAAGAAACATATTGATAAGACCCCCAATTTTCATCTTGAGGAGAGTTACCATTGTTTTCATAATATTGATATTGTGATATATACGCCATTATTTTTCACTTTGTTGTTCTTCTGCATCTTCATTTACACCAAATTGGTATACAGAATTTTCTCTTATTTGTACTCCTGCATATTGAAGTATTTTATTTACTAAATCATCCTTGTTGTCTTCAGGAACTTCAAAGTCCTGATAGTCAGCAGCACCACCATCAAACAGTGGTGTGTTAGCCACCATTGTATATGCCCATTTAGGATTTTTAGGATATCTAATATATTGACACAATATGTCTCCCTTTTGATTAATAGTACTTGGATATACAGTTGCCTGATTTGAGCTTAACACATAAGCAGGAAACTGTTTTGTTGGTTTAGTTAAGTTAGAGCTTGTAAGATTAAAAATTTTATTTTGCTCCACTTTATCTACGTGCGTAGTATTATTAGCATCGTATATTTTATAATTTTGCCCATTAGCCATTATATCTTCACTCAAACTTAAAGTTATTCCATCATCAACTGCAGTTACATAAGCAATTAACATCGGTGCAGCAGGAGCTCCTGCCGGACTTGTATTGACCACAATACTACCTATAGCAGGACTTGGACTTATTATAGACGCTGTAAAGCCCTGTGTGTTATCTATTAGCTTATATCCTTGTTGAGCGGTAGTTGTTCCACTAAATAATAATTTAGGATAATAATATAATTGATTTATAAAATAATAATCCGAAGGTAAATTATAAATGTTAGCCGTGTTTAATGTGGCTACGGGTTGGTCTAATACCACTGTTTGTGAAAAGATTGCAATATCTTCTTCAATACCTTTTTTAATATCAGCATATCCTGTGCCTGACCTACGTGCATTTTCTTTTGTTAATTGATAATTATAAGAATAAAAAAAATCCTCAAACACATCAAGTTGTGCCTGTTGAGCAAACAAATTAAAATCGCTTGGACTTAAATATCCGTAATTGTTTTTATTCAATACAGATAAGACTGTACTATATACTTCATCAATCATAAGACAAAGATACTAAAAAAAAGTATTTGCATGCTTTTTAGCAAGCTGCGGTATAAAGACACAAGTCTATACTAGCAATCTTCATAGGGTTTCCCGAACCCCCATAAACATTAGGAATCACATTGTCTATTTCTAAAGTGTTGTTTGAAGACTCTTGTAAACTTTTAATTCTACTTGTAAAATAAGTAACAGCCCCCTCATCTCCTACCTTTAAATTTTCCACCATAGTTACTTTAACAACAATTCCTCCTGCATAAACAATCTGTAACCCCAATCCATTTATTATTGACAGTATATTGTCTGCTGAAATAGGATACCTACCGCCTGTATTTACATTATCAGGAGTTGTTTTTACAATTAAATATTTTGACATATTAATATCTTGACATTATTATTGAATCTACTTTAACATTACTTTTACCCTTAAATTCACGAAAAGGAAGTTCTGATGGATATCTACCCGTTAATTTATCAGGAGGCCCACCTATTGTTCTGCTTGAATCCACAGTTCTCCACTTAAAACCTAATGGTCGTTCATTTTCATTATGCTGAGTAAACACCTTAACCATATAGTTAAGCCAATGAGATACTTCCATGGGGTCAACCCCATTACCACGCAAAGCAATAGTAGCACGCACCCCTGTGTCATAATAAACATGCAGAGCACTTTCAGGCTTTTTATCATCTAAAGATATTGAAACAATGTTTTGAGTAGAAACATACACTCCATAACCCCCTGCTCCTATTATTAAATATTTACTCATACCACAAAGATAATAAAAAAAAGGGACGCAAGTCCCTTTTACTTATAGAGTAACGATGCGTTATGTTATAACCACTAACGTAATACCCTGCCCCTTAGGAACAACTATCTCGTGCGCTACTTTTGTATAATCCGTAAGAGCGGCACTTTTAAGAGCGTTAGAAACTGCTGTTGCTGTGCTTCCATCGAACCCCGTTCCGGTAATTTTAACCATTTTATTACTGTTAGGTAAATGACAGTTTATCTCGGTGGTAGGATTAAGTAAATCTTGATTAGCAGTATTTATAAGGTTAGCATTGAAATAAATGAATGTTCCTGCTCCTGGGCCCGCAGTTAGCTTTATTTTTAAAAATTTATTCATCTTATAATATTGTTAGGCTTGTTATTATTCCTGTTGCCGGATACCAATCTATTACATTATCAGGATAGGCTGTACCCGAAATCTCTACCATTTTTTTCTGTAAATCCGTTACATCCGCAAGAGTAAGACCTCCTCCACTTGCTTCAATATTTATTTTTTTAGCCCCCGAAGCTCCATGAGCATATATGTTGTTTGCACTCTGGAAATGCACTAATGATGTAGCACTGACACTAATTAAGTGTTTTTGTTTAGAGATGGCGTCGGAGGAGTTTTTATATATTCTTACGTATTTCATAATAATTAAACTGTTGTTATCGTATCAATGACTACACTATCTAATCCCGGCAAATCTCCCGTCATTTCTTCCATTACATTGGTCCAACTTTTAGAGCCGAAACTAACCATGAGGTCAGACATTTTGGCCATATAAGCATCTACTTGACCTGCACTCATAGAGGTGGTCATAGTTAAAACTGTCGCTTGTGTTAGGTTTACATCCCATGCTGCGAATTTAGTAATCAAACCTGTATTGTCTACAGCAAAATGAGCGATTTGGTCCAATCTAAGAGCCACATCTTCTGAAGGAGTATTGTTGGTTTTAAATAATATATATTTACTCATCGTTATTGTTTTTTACAAATATACAAAATATTTTATTACGCTAGTATTATGTCGGCTATTGCATATTTAGAAGGAATGTTAACATCTACCACCGCATTAGTATAAGAAGATTGTTCAGCTTCAATAATAGCATCATTAATAATATCTACTAAAGGACCATCAAAAGGAACACTTAAAGCACCTACTCTAAGTATATTAAATTCAACAGCAGAATTATCAAAAGGCACAGGAAACACTTCAATGATGTCTGCATCTTTAAGCATAACAATATCACACGCTTCTATGTTTAATAACCTTTCTTTACCGGTTGCTGTTGTGAATTTTAAAAATTTTGCCATAATATTATATAACTAAAAGTACATCATTTATTACTACACCCGGGAATACTATTTCTAAAACTGACTTAGTATATCCCGTTTGATTAATTTTTTCCAAAGCATTAAAAATTATAGTTCTTGTTTGGTCGGCATTAGTTTGAAATAATGCGCCTGCACCCCCTATAATACTTATCTTATCACCTGTACCTGCATTAGAGTTATTAAAGGGAAGATACATAGTTGACTCATTTATTATTTCAACCAAACCCGAAAGCTCGGTTGCGGTAAACAATATATCACCACTTAGACTTGATTTTATTTTTAAAAACTTATTCATTACGTTGTTCTAGTTACATCAAATAAAAGACACGGGACAATAGAGTTATTTGCCTTGTTTCTTATATTCAAAAATCCATCATTATCTTTAAAACTCACATCTATGAACACATTATTACTGCCTTGCTCACAAACCTGCTCAATATAAGGTCCAAGAAAATTAACAAAACTTACACGAAGGTCAGGCATATCAGGAGTTCCTACCGGAACAGTAAAAGTTAAATTTAACTTATACTCTTTATTTTCTCCATAATACAAAGTTGTAATAAAACTATTAGGATTTGGACCTGCTGCAGATGCTATTATAGTCATCTTACTAACATTTACGAGAACGTGTTGTGAGCTTAATGCAGGGCCTACAGCGCCCGAGTAAAACCTTAAATATCTATTCATAAAAGCAAAGATACAAAAAAATTATTTATCTGAATCTGCTAGTTTTTCTAAGACCTTTAAGGACTCTATACCTTCGTCACTTTGCAAATAAGTAGCTACAGCTAAAAGCGTCTTTGTGTCATTAGGCACAATCAACATTCTTTTTTTATTTCCCTTAATATTATAATGAACATGTCCATTAGATTTTTCTATTAACATTCCTTTTTCAAAAAACTCCTTTACTTTAGCTTCATGCTTTAACATAGGGTCTTCTATAATATTTAAAAACTCTGAAGGGTTATTGCGAGCATATACTAATATATCTCTTTTTAACTCGGCTGTACTTATTTTACTTACATCATAAGTAAATAATGCTCTTGCCACATTTTCAACTTGATTAATTTCAAGGGTTCGTGCAGCAATAAGAGCGTCCGCTTCTATGTTTAATCTAGAAACCTCATCGGCTGCATCTTGTTCATAATCCACCTCAATAAATCTTCTAGTTTTTAAAGGATGTAGGTCTAAAAACTTTTGCAACATTTGGTTTTCTTTAGGAACTCTTAAAAACCCATCTTCAAATATAATTGGCTCAACAATGGCATTACCATCTTGTTCATCCACGTAGATGCTTTTTTGATTACGTGCATAACGAAGTTCTCTATTAACACCTGTTTCGTTGTCAAAATGTAATAATGGAAATCTACTACTATGTCTTGTAGGCAGCATAAAAGATAACGGAGCTGCATCCCGTGTGAGTTTGTAGACTTTATCTACGAATTTATTTTTTTTCATTTTTATTTAATTTAATATAATTATAATTTTATAAAGAAAGGAGTGTACATGTGTACACTCCCTCCCATATTGTCAACTACTATTCTTGGAATAAGAAGAAGTTGTTTGCACCCATTGTACAAACCGCTCTTTCTGACAAGAAGTTCACCTCCATTGCATCTAAGCTAGATGTTCTAGCGCCTCCTGCTGAACCTGTAATCCACGTTTTGTAACGTCTATCTTCAGTTTCAGAAGCTCTATATCTAACATGTAAGAATGGTCGTTTTGCATTCTTACCTAAGATTTGGTCGTAAACAGTTGTAGAACCCGCAGGAACTAATAAACCACTTACTTTACCTGAGCCTGCACCTGTTGGTAAGCCTCCTCTCATAGTTGGGTCATTTAAGTATTTCCAATCAGACTTGTAGAAGTCATATCCTCTTCGGAATCCTGTGAAACCTAAATTCAATGCCATCTCTTCATCATTGTCGAAAAGACCATATGAAGTACCACCTCCACCATAAGAGTTTTGAGCTGCTAACATATCATCAACATCAAACCCAAACTCTCTATTCAAGAAAATAACATTTTCCTCAATAGCACCTTGGTTGTCTAATCTTGTGATAATATTATCCCAATCTCCTAAAGCAGTAGGATTACCTCCACCCCAAACATTTCCTCTATTCTCTACTACATAAAAAATACCTTCTGAACCGTTAGCTAATGCCGCATTAGCTGCATTTGCCATAGGCACTGCTTCAATCATAGATGTCTCAAGATAGTCGTCAAAACGCAATCTTGTTTCATGTTCTGATTTTAAATACCATAAATATCCTGTAGCACCATTCTCAGTAGTTACTTCTATCCAACCGATTTGAGCCATATCTGAACCATTAACCTCATACTTATCTTTTAAGATAATTGGGTTATTAGCAAATATATAGTCATCAGCTTCTAAAGAACCTTTCATTCCTTCAGTGCCTTTTTTAAACTCAGAACCGTAAATAAATACAGTAACATTTGTGTCTGCAAAAGCACCACCACCTGCACCTACATAACCACCATTGTCATAAAATGCAACAGTAAATTGTATAGCACTTACAGATAGGTCAACAGATGTAACAATAGCCTTGTTACTTCCTGCACCATTGTTTTGAACAAGCATTACTGTTTGTCCTTCTCTAATAGCCATACCTGCTGTAGCTGCAAAAGGAGCTGTAGCCGTAGTACTATTTGGAGCAACGATACCTGCCGGTTGTGCCGGGTCATTAACTTGGAATGTACCTGTTGCAGCACCGTTAGCTGCTGTTGTACCACATTCCGTATATTTAACATGTAACCTTCCTTGCTCTGCCCATTTAATTTGGTCAGAAATAGAAGGCATTTCTGCACCGACCAATCTCAAAAATGAAGAGATAGTTCGATTACCGTATCTTTCAAACTCTTTTTCATAAGTATCAGGTAGATACTGATTTAAAAAGTTGAAATCGGTTATATAATTTGTGCTCACGGGGACTTGTTGTGCACTAGGCTGTAAATCAAATCCCGGTGTAGCTAAAACTGAACCTGCCATAATTTCTAATTTTTAACTTATTATTTATTACTTTTTTCTTAAACTTTTTATTTTCAATCCTTTGCCAGAATTATTACTCATAGCCCGGATTTGCATTCCTCCTTTTGTAGCAACTTCAGGTGTTTTACGCTCACTCATATTTATATTTTTAGTTTTACGCATAACATCTTCTGTCGCTTGAGATTTGCCTTGCTCATAAAAAAACTTAGCAAACTTCTCAGGGTTCATCGCTATTGCTAAAGCTTTATGATATCCCACAGCATCATTTATTGCTCCGTCTTCACCTATAAATTTTTGTACAAAATTCATGGGAGTAGATTGAGCTTTTTTAAGCTCTGCTGTTTCTGCGGGAGAATAGGTGATTTTTTTATCACCAACAGTAAATTCAAAACCTTTGAAATCTGCGCTAAACACATTGTTGGTTTTTTCTTCAAAAACTTTTCTACGTCTTGCACTCTCCGTTTTGGCATCATTTGCCTTGGCTAAAGATTGCTCATAGGCTTGTAGTTTTTTTAAATCTTCATCAGGAATGGCAGCCGTACTTGACTCAAGGGGTTGCTTGAAATACTCCTTTTGCTGTTTAAAATACTTTTTAGCTTCAGCAATCTTTCGTTTTTTCGCTAATTTAGTTTTTTTAATAAACGAATCGTCATCTTCTTCCTCATCATAATGATAATCAGATAACATGTCGTCTATATCTTCTCTATCTAAACCCTCTTCGGTTTCGGTAAGATACTCTCTTAGCAATGTATCTGAGTCGTAATTTTCAAAATCTCTGTTTAATTTAACATAGTCTTCAAAACCACGCCCCGTATCTTTTTTATATTTTAAATAAAAAGCAACATCTTCCGGTAAAGGCTCTTCCTCTCTTTTTTGGAACAACTCATCTACAGATGTTATCTCCTTGTTATGTTTGTTCTTTAAATAAGAAATAATATCTTCTTCATTTAATGAACTCTTTTCTTCAACAACAGGATTTTCTTCTTGTGGAGCTTCTGTAGAAGTTGCCACCTCCTCCTGTTGTGTTACAGTTTCTTGTGTTTGCTCTTGTCCTTCATGCTTATTTAAAAGCTCTTGTTCTTTTTCAGACTGTGATTTTTCTTGGCTACCGTCTAAAGCCTTTACTTTTATTTCCATTAGATTAAATTTTTATACAAAGTTAATAATTTTTTTGATACAGATTTAGACGTAAGGTTTTGTAACCTTAGCCTTTTTAGTATTAGAAACAAACTGTTTACCTTTACTTCCTTCTCTTTTCTTTTTTCGAGCTGTTTTTGCTCGCTCTGCTTTTGTCATTGACATAGCTTTTTTGTAAGGCAAACACCGGTCAGGATTTTTTTTATTTTTACTTGTGCCACATTCTCCCTTTATTGAACCATCAGTTCCAATGCGAACCCATTTTTCTTTTAACCATTTTTTTAGTTCACCCATTATTTTTTCTTATTAATGGATTTAAGCATTTTGTCAATTTTAGCAGCCTGTCCCTTGTGCATTGCTGAAGCTTTTTTAAGTTCTTTAGATATTTGTTGTAATTTTTTTTTATCTAGCATATTTATTTTCTTTTAGAGTTTTTTGCATAATTAGGGTCTTTGCAATATTTGCTAGCAGCTAAATTAGCATACGCACTTGGATATTTATCAAATGTTCTTTTTGCCCACGCAATACCTGCCGCACATATTTTATTTCCCTTTTTCTTTTTTTTTCTTGCCATATTATCTAGGTTCAAATTCAGCAAAATCAAAACCATCTAAACTGTCTTCATTAGACTCAAAATTTTGAGGAGGAAGATTGTTTTTTCTTTGATTTATTAGTTCGCTTTGTTGTGTATTTTGTTGACTAATTCTTTTAGCTTTTGCATTTTCTCTTTGTGTTTCACGTTGAGACAATGCGTTTTCCGAAACACCTCTCAACTGTTGATTATATTGAAACTCTTGTTGCATCAACTGTCCTTTAAGTTGAGCCTCTTGTTTCATTTTTTCAATCTCAAAAGCAATCTCAGATTGTTTTATTTGCATTTTAATTTGACCTTCGGCTTGTATTTTTTGCATAGATGCTTGCGCTGCCATTTGTTGAGACTGTTGATTTAGCTGTGCCTGCTGTTGTGCCTGAGCAGCCTTCATCTTCATATCTTGTTGTTGCTTATGTTTTCTTTTTAATTTCAAAAGCTGATTAGCAACTTTTAAATTTCTTAACTCTCTTATATCAATAGCATCTTCTAAATTAATATCTTGCTTTTGTAAAGCCATCTGAATATTTTGTTCTAACTGCGCTCTCTCCTCTTCATCCGGAGCTACTTCAATAAAAATACCAAAGTCATATATATATAAATCTTTAGCGTCATTTAAAATAGAGACATTGTATTTGCCTATTTGATTTATAAAATTATCTTTAAAATCAGAATATTCTAATATGTCAGATATTCTATAAGACATCGCCTCTGCTAAACTACGGTATATAAATAAACTTCCATCTAATATGTGACGTGTTGCTGTATTAGAATTAAGAGCAGCTAATTTTTGCACCCCCACTAAAGCATTAGGGTCAGGAGTAGAACCATCTCTAGCTTCATTTAACCCCGTAACACTTCTAATCATATTTAAATAGTGATTATAATTAGCAATTAACATTTGTGTTTTGCTTGCGCCAGAATTAGCATTTAGCTGAGTAATAGGAACTTTTCCTTGATTATAATCTCCATCTTGAGTATAGCTTCTACCAATAACACTACCGGTTTGAAAATATAATCTTAAAGCATCTTCAGGATTATATGCATTACCCGTTCCTAAATCAACTTCATTTAAGCCGTCAGCGTCAATAAACACACCATCCGGCACAACTCTAGAAATAACTTGCTGTAATTTTAAATGAGTAATTTGAATTAAATCTGCAAAAGGAATCATTCTTCTAACTAGCGATTCTATTGCTCCTTTATACATTCTTGGAGCTACTGCTACGTAATTAGGAATAGCATATTGATTAGCCGACTTTGGTCTTACCATATTTTCAGCCATTTCCCACTTTAATAAAATATTAGTTCCCATTACCATTACTCCCTGATACCACACATCTATTGTTTTTTCAATTTTTTCAAACCTTCCTTCTTCCATCATTTCATTAGGTGGATTAAATTGGTCATCTTTTTCAATCATTCTTGAGTTTCCTGCTTCATCAGTAATTTTCTTTTTATATACAATCTTTTGTGTAGACTTGTAATTAAAATACATTACCGTGCATGTATCTTTATAAAAAATATCATTTTGATAAAACTGTGCAGTATTAAAATAATCATACCAACTTTGACTGTATTGAGATATTTCCGCCAAATCATCTTTAGTAAGAGTAGGGTCAATTTTCAATAATTCTATAATAGGCATAGTTTTTATTTCTCCCCAATAAAAACAGTCTTTAAAATGTGGGTCTTCAGTATAGCTGTAAACTACATTTGCAGGGTCAACATATTTTATTTCCACTCCTGCTCCGGGTAAAAATTCATGTTTAGCAATAGATATACCTAAAACAGTTAGGTCATAATCAAATCTCTTCCTTAAATCTATGTACTTATTGTTTTCAAATAAAGTGTCAATAGCTTCTTCTTGAGCAATTTCAATAGCCGGCTTATAGTTAAGTTGCATATATAACGCCAACTCTTCATCCGTTTCAGGAAGTTCATCGGGGTCAGCCGAAAACGGGTCAAATCCTGCATTTTTTATTACCTCTAACATTGGCTTTGCAGTCATCTGGCCTTCAATCATTTCTTGATACTTACTTCTTCTTGATTGAGATAAAGCATCTTGAGCATAAGCATTAACTTTAAAAAGTCTATCTGCCATACCATTTACTACTATATCTACAAATTTGGGCAATATGGGTACAGGAGTCCAATCTAAATTTAAATAAGATAAATCGCCATCAACAGCTAATTCGTCTTTATACTTATGAATAGGTTGCTCTCCTCGAGCATAAAGTCTTAACCTGTTGTATTCACCCCATTGATTATAGAACCTACAGTTATTACTATCTTTTCTAAACCATTCATACTGAATTGCCTGTCCTACTTGCAGACCATATTCCATGGTTTTCTTTTCTGCATCAGAAACAAACTGATTAGGGAATACCGACTTTGAAATATCTATTTTAATATTCTTCATCTTTTTAATTGGCTCGTTATTCCATGATTACTATACCTTGCAAAGGTAACACTTATTTTTGATTGTTTTTTTTCGGGAGTATATAAATGCTTTTGTGTCGCCATAATAGCTAGCCCCGAACTAATAGATGCATCATACTTTGTTCTATTACTAATGTCAAATCTTGCCCAATCCTCTAATGTTCTAGTGAATATCATTGAGCCCACTACATCTGCTTCCCTATAAGTTCCTGTTAAATCAAATCCTACATTTTTTTCAATAAAAGATTCAATAGCTGCAGCATGAGCCTGTTTTACATCTTCAGAACTATTAGGAATACCTCCTAATTCTTTTTCGGATTTAGATAGTTTAATATAATTTTTATCAGGACGATTCATTGAAAACCCTCTATATCCTCTGTTTTTAAAATGATACAATAATCGAGGCTTGTTATTCTCCACCAAAATAGGCATTCCATAAAAAATACACGCCATTAATACTTCTTCAAAAAATATTTCAGCAGTTTGCGGTCTAGCCACATATTCTAAAAAAAATTCATTAGAAGGAGCATCGTCCATGTTAAATTTGGTTAACCCATGTAATGCCCCATTAGAGCCACCTCCTCCTACTGTTCCTGAAATATCATAAGAGTCACATCCAAAAGCACCCAAATGTTCATTCCCCGGAAACTTAATTCCTCTTTTTTCTAAAACATGATTTTGCAAATGAGCAGGAGGTGTCCATGAAACCTTAAACCTTCCTCTAGGGTTAGGAGTCCAAACTACTTTGCTATCTTTTACACCATCTTTCCAACTAAAACTACCACGAGTTATGTGATGCTCAGTTATTAATGAATCATTAAAATCTATTTGTTGATATATTTTAGTTAAGTTAAAAATAGAAGCCTTACTTTCATCTCTAAAAGCATGAGACTCGGTTCTAGGAAACTGACGATAAAACTCATTTAATGCGTCCGCATCATTTTTTAACGACTCTACCTCTGCTTCCCAATAATTTATTGCACCGTTATATATCATTTCTCCATCTACTCCTTGCACTTCTGTTTTTGGTTTTTTGAATACAGGCATTCCATATCGGTCTATAAAACCCTCCATGTTCCATTCCATTGGAATAAATAATGAATACATACCGCTTTTAGTTTGACCATTAGCATTACGTTTTTCTACATTAGAATCTTCAAATAATTTTTTAAAATTATTACCCCCTTTATCTAAGGCATTAGATGTAGAACCCATTAAACATTTTCCAATTATTTTACTACCCAACCTTAAGCATGTTTTAGTAACCCGCCAATTATTTAGTATATTGTTAGGTTTTACCCACTTTCCACTTTCATCATGTACTAACAATAATAACTTTTCTCCATCATAAGAGTTATCATCTGTATTTTTCCAATCAATAGTGGTGTCTAGTCCATAAAGTTCTTCATTGGCCACATCATACATATTCTTTTTAGTAATCTTAGATGCAGGTATTCTAAAGGCTAATTCAGTTTTAGGTTTATCCATACCATCTTGTATAGGCTTAAAGAAAAAAGGAAGCCTGCTAGAAATAGGAACAACTTTGTCGGTAAACATTTTTTTTGCATCTGACCCTGTTTTAGAAAGTATTCCAACTCTTGAATCTTTTGCTAATGTTCCTACATTAACACATTCTGACGACCCCATATAAGAAAACCCTGAACGTCTTATTTTTAAATATGTCATACCGAAGCTTCTTTTATCAGCACGACATGCTTCCCAAAATAAAAAGAAGATTCTATTAGCTTCTCTATAGTCGGGATAACCAACATCAATACTTGTCCATTGTAAGTACATATAATGAGAACCCGTAATATAAGTGGGAACACCATTATTCATAAACCAAAAGCCATCTTCTCTTTTGTCAAATTCATTTTCAATATAATCTACCCAACGAGACTTAAACTCTTTAGGAGCATCATTCCATTGAAAGATAGATTGAATTTTAGATAATGATTTAGGAAGTGTAGTTCTTTCCCAATATTGGTCTTTTTTATTTTTGCTTCTAGCATAACAGGTTTTAGGCTCTAATGGTAAACCTATTATTAGTCCTGCTATTTTTATTACCTGACCCACTTGTCCGGACTTAGAAATATTTACAAAATCATACTTTTCATTATAGCCATACTGCCATGTGCGTCCTCTATTTTTGTTAGTTAGAACACGCTTGGGTATATAATTATTTAATACCTCGTACAGTTTATTTTGAACGTCTTTCTGCAAATCCTTGTTTAGTGTCTAAATGTTTATTACTATCTAGCGCTTTTAAACTTTCTTCTTCACTATCTATTCTACTAAGAATTTCAAATGCATCAAAAATAGCTAGTTTTTTAGTTGCTGCTGCATTTTTTAATCTATCAGCAGCCAACTCATCTTCGGGGTCGGGTTTAATTATTTCCTCACGTGCGACTTTGATTAACTGCTTGACTGCCTTTCTGCCCGCTTCAATAATCTGTGTTTTTAGTTCTTTTGAATCCATCTGTTTTTCGATTATATTTTTTTTTATTTTTATGAACCTTATGTTGAGTGTGTTTCCAAAAATCTTTTATGTCAATTTTTTTCCATTCAAACTCTTTAGTCATAACTTTACAGTTATTTGATGGTCATACAAACGATACAACAATTCTCCATCTACATAAAATTCATATTCACTTTCAGGAATAAAACTTACTGTATCTCCATTATTTATTCCTTGAGATTTTAAGTATTTATTTGAATACTTCATTACCCCCAACAAAGGCTCATAGGTAGTGTTTTTATTAATATACATATTTTGTTTTACCTTTACAGGTTGAACAAAGCAATATCTATTATATGTTTTCCATCCCCCTTTGTCTTTGTATAAAAAAAACTGCTCTGAGTCAATTAAAAAAATATTATCTTTTAAAAAACTTCTACCACTTTTTTGGCGACCATACATGTCGTTATAAAATTTAAAAACATTATGATGAACCAATAATGTGTCTCCTTTTTTTATAGGACCACTATATCCAATAGGGGTTTCTAAAACTACAGCTTCACGATTAGAAAACTTATGGTCTTCTTGTGAAGAGCTAACAACAAAATCTATACCTCCAATGTTTTTGGTGTTTGAATATCTTTTATTGTTTTTAGGTTTTACTATAAAGTCAGTTAATGATTTCATTCAAAAAAAATATTATATTCAATAGATATAGGCATTGTGTCAGTAAACTCTTTCCACAAAACTATTTCATTATCTTTTTGAATCCAAATTTTTATTGCACCATTATCATTTTTTATTAAGTGTATCTTGTGAGTGTCATTAAGAACATCTTGTCCCACAATATAATGCATAGCTCCCGACTTGTAATCAGGCCCTATAGAAATTTTTCTTATATCCATTTTACTTAAATTAAATTTACATATTTATATCTTACTTGCAGTTTTACTGTCGCTTGTCCCACAAAATTTAAATCAGAAAAACCTACCACTAAAATTCTAACTCCACTATTACTTACGTACACAGGATACTCATCAAGTCCATAAACAGGACTTTTTTGAAGTTTTGTTATAGTGTTAACAGAAGCTTCAGGATTTATTCCATCCGTTCCTATTCCGACAGCACTTAAAAAAGTAATACCTGCTCCATTGTCTCCTGACAATAAAGAGGTAGAAGCAAGAATATTATAGTTAAAATCCCAATATTGACCTATAAACATACCAGGAACAGCAGCGGTAGACACCAATGGATTACCCGGTTCGTGAATAGTTTGCCATGTTGCATATTTAGGGTCTATTATTGCAAATTTACCGGGAGGAGCGGGAGGAACTACTTCTATTAAAGGCACGCCCGGGGCAACATTAATTTGGCTAGGTATAGAATTTGAAGAATTTAAAATAAATGTAGTCTCTTCGAAACTCCATCCACCAAAAAAATAATTATTTAATTCTTGTATTGTAAAGTTTTTAACCGGTTTAGTGGGAAGCATAACGTCTGTTCCCACCATCATGTCACTCATGCTTAGGGGTAAAGGTTTTTTAGATAAAGAACTAATTTGAACCATAGCATAAAATTAAGTAGAGCTAAATATTTTATATGTCATTTTTATATTTAGAGGACTATTACCTTGATTAGCATCAGAAGTGTTTTCAAGTCTAAGTGTTAATTTTTTATTTTCTAAAGTAGGAAACACATTATAGGTATCATTATTTTGATAATACACAGCCTCATCTTGACCCCCATTTAATAGGTTGCCTAATGAATTAACCCACTTAAACACACTAGCACCTGTAGCGGGGTCTAAGTAATCGACTACATAATTAGCATTCCCCGGAACAAAATTATAGGAAGGAGGACTAAAGGGATACATCCCCATAAAAAAATCATATATTACAATAGCTTTACCCACTCCCGGTGCAGGAAGTATTTCATAAGGAGTAGAAAATAGTTGTTGCACAATAGTTCCTTGAATAGAAACATCAAGATATTGTAACCCATTGGTTAAATAGTCCGATAAGTCTTGTACTGTAAAATTTTTTGTTTGGTTAGGAGGCAGATTAGCCGCATCCGTACCTACCAACATATCACTAGGCGAAGGAGGAGCTTTTATACCATATGTGCTTATTTTAGGCATATGTTATAACTTTACTTTAACTGTGCCTGAAGTCTGATATAGTTGACCAACAACCAACCCTGCCGCTCCTGCCGCAGCATCATTTACATAATTGGGTAAAACAACTACTGCTCCTGATGCACCACCGCCTAACATTCCTACTAATTGTTGAATAGTAAAGTTTTTAGTTAGGTTGTCATTGTCAACATCTGTTCCTATCAGCATATCTGATAAAGCAGGAGAAGTTATTGTAGTATAAGAACTTATTTTAGCCATTTACCTTTTCTTTTTTTTCTTTAGTTATTTCACCTGTATCTAAATTAATTTTAGCATCCTTACCATACTTTTGTAAAAGAACTTTTTCTTTGTTGCCAAAATTATCTTTCATATCTTTTATTACATTTAGAATCATTTGCTTTCTTAGCTCATTATCTGCTAATTCAACTTTTGCTCTATTGTAATTTTGAAGAGCTAGTCTTAACTCAGACAACTCTTCTTTTTGTAGTTTTTTTGCCATTATATTTAATTTTAAATTATTTTACAAATATACTAATATTTTCCTTGCCTTGATTTTGGAGACGATTTTGTTGACCCTCCTTTGCCTGCCCACAGAACTTTACAGGCCCAATATTGAGCACTTAGCTTACTTTTTTTCTCTCCACACTTATGCCTCGCTCTAAAACTTTTTCGGGCAGCAGTTGAATAATTATGGCCATAACCTTTAGCCCCAAAGTGCACCAACTTTTCTTTGCCACCTTCACATGCTTTAACCATTTTCTTTTTACCCGGACGTGTGCTAGGTCGCACCACATTGCATTTCATGTTTTTTTTATTCACCGCCATATTAATCTTTTTTATTGTGAGAACCTCCAAAGAAAAAATCAACAACAGTATTAACCTTAGCGGACATAGCGCCAAAAATTGTTGATATAAAACTGATTTCAAATTCTCCTAAATTCATATCTCCTGTTACAAAATACCTAAACATAATAAAACTCAATGCAAAATATGCAATAGTAAAAACAGTTGCTAATATCTTTTGTATAGAAGCATCTTCACTATACAGTTCACGTGCGCTCTTTCTATCTTCTACCTCTAACTCAAACATTTGCTTTTCATGTCTTTGTAATAGCTGTTCTAGCTTTTGCTTAGCAGCTAATCTTTCTTCATCAGTGGTAATAAACTCATCTAAAATTTCAGTGGCATTACCCATTAAGTTTTTAATAATTTTTTTTATCATATCGCATTATATTTTATGGGATGCCTATATCGTGTTTTATTATTTTCATCTTTATACGCTACTAACACTTCTTGCCTGTTGTCCGTTATTTTATAACTTACATGTATCCAAGCAGGGTCTCCATCACGTGTTTCATTACTTGTTCCAAATTCTAAAATAAGTTGGTCAAAATCTAAGTTTAATTTTTTTATTGCTTCATAGATTTTTATGTTGTCCATTTTGTTTTTTTTATAAAACTGACAGTCCACCGCTTCATATCTACAATGCTGTGAATTTGAACTTCCTCCAATCGCTATGTTCAGTTCAGAGCATCTGTACCCTGAAGTAATTCGTATAGGTCCAAGTTCTCTTCTAATAGGTTGCAATAATGCATTAGTCATCATTGTAAGCTTATGTATTCCGTCAGTTGTAGGCTGATTAGATATTCCCAAGCGAGTGGCAACATTACTTCTTATTAACTCGTCAAGGGTAAAATTCTTACTAATTCTCATAGTTACATAAATTTTTTCAGCACCAACTCTTCTACTCTTTTTTTAGCTTGCTTTATACATAGTTGAAAAGTTAAATCAGCTTCATATTTCTCTACCACCTCTTTGTTGTTAAAAACAATAAGGGTAGGAACAGATAGCACTTTATATTTTGCAACTAAACTTGGAGTGTCCTCAATGTTTATTGTATAAGTTTTAACATCTTTAAATTCTTTTAAATCAACCATATTGTCTTTATTCCATTCTGCATAGAACTCTACCACAACAATATCTTCATTTAATTTTTCGTTAAACTCATTTTCATTAACTATAGCTTGACCTAAGCAACATGACGTTAAAAAAAATGCAAACAATAATAAAAGTCTTAGTGCCATTATTTTTGTATTACTTTATACAATCTTTCATCCATCACATCTATCTTCTTCTCGATTGCATCTAATGTTTCTTTATTTGACAAAACTGTTTGCCTAATTAATTCGTTTTTCATATTTATTTCGGATGCTGTAGGATATCCGTCAAATTTTTCTACCTTCATTTCTATAGCACTCACTTGTCCTACCAAATTATAATATGTACCAACCAATCCTACAACCATAAGAACAAAACTTATTATAAATTTTAAATCGGTGCTTATTTTAGTATTTTCTCCTATTTGTGCCATTTTATTTTTCCATTTTGTATATATAATCCTTGAGGGGATTTTATAACTTGTCCATAAATATTATATATCAACTCATTATTATTTGATTTATTTATAACTTCGGAAATAGAGCTGTTACACGGCATTCCTGTATCACAGTCTATATATTGGGTTTCTATTAATTCTACATATTCTACTATAGTATCTGTAACAAAAAACTCTACATACTCTGTTTGAATTATAGTGTCAAATACTACTACCTCCACTTCTTCTACTACATCTATAAACATAGTATCTAAAACCTCAGCATATACTGTATCTGTAACATATATATATTCAGGAACTAAAGTTTCTATTTCTAACGTGTCTATAATAATTTGTGTTATATATTCTGTTTCATAAACAGTGTCAATTTGAAGCACGGTTTCATAAATATAAAAGGGTAATTCTAAAGTATCTGTTTCATATATATATTCTATTACAGGAACTTCTACAAAAATAGAATCACATTCAGGAGGTATAGGCAAACAGTTAATTGGAAGGGTTGGCCCTTCTGCACTTTCATCACTTGCATCTACACAATCTTCCCATCCATCATTAATCCATGAATTAACAACACATCCATCTGGAGAGTATTGAGTCCAATTAGAAGGGTCATCTCCACAATAAAAACCTTGAGACTCAGCACAAATTAAACATAGTTGTTGAAAATCATAATCTTGACTTATCCCGAAATATGACAACAGGATTAAAAAACATACTAATATTTTTTTCATACCTAATAGATTAAATAGTTAAACCCAAACTTTAATTCATATACGGGTATCATCCAATATCTTTGATGTGTTCCTTCCACAAACAAACCTAAATGTTTTGTTATACGTGAACCTAACACTACCCCCGCATCCCATTCTGCCCAATCATATTCTTTTTGATTGTAATCAAAAGAATAATCATTCACCCCATAATGCAAAGGTAATAAATTATACCATATGTGAATCCATAGTTTAGGAGTCCATTTATAGTATGAAACACCTAAAACAGCACTAATTTCATTTTGTGTGCCTAATTTTTCTAATTCTTGTTCATTAAATGATGCGACTGCATCACCAAAATAATGTTTGTAAAACTCATCATTAGAGGTGGCAATAACTTCTCCACCACTTGACCAATGCCAATTACCATTAATAAATTCTCTACTATAACCAAAATCTGCTGCAAGCTCTACAAATGTGCTTTCTCCGGGAGTCCAAAAATCTTCAATAGGTGTTACTCCATAAACAGGATGATTACGCATCATCATACCTAGAGTAAAATCCCATGGGCCTTTGTTTAATCTTAGCCTAGTATCTACTGACTTATATTCTAACCCTACTCTTTGATTGTCTTTGTATTGCAACTTAGTAACGGTTTTATCACTGAGATAACGTAACCAAAAATTAGCATTGTTAAACTTTTCACCACGATTGCGAATAAAAGAATAATTAAACAAATACTCCCAACCATTAGCATTACCAATGGTAACGTCATCTGACACAGTTCTTTCAGTACCATAGTACCATGTTTTAACCTTGTACTCATAATCAAATCTAGCAATCTTTCTAATCCCTATAGTTAAATTATAATCATATGGATTAATTTCTGTTACATCTTTATATCCTCTGTCTACAGCAATATAATTTTCTCTTTCTATCATAGATGTCCCCATAGTCATAGAGGTATAAATAGTCGAGTATTTAAAAAATTGACCAAAAGAAAATAATGGAAATAATAATAAGACTAATAGTGTTCTCATCGTCCCTGTCCTCTGTATTTTTTTATATAATTATCAGTGCCCTTTTTATAGGATGTTTTACTTTTTGCATGTCTCTTGTGCTTGGTCTGAGACGTGGGTGTAAATGTTACTACTTTTTTTGCCATTACTAATATGATATATTAACTTTACCGAACCCTTAAATGTTGATGTTGTTTTCCACATATTAATTCCACATACAGATTACATAATCAAAAGGACCTGTTTTAATTTGAGAATTTTTTCTTATTTGAGTAACCTGAAATGGACATGCTCCAAAAAGACTTGGATTTATACCTGCGCCACCTCCTGCTGCCGGACCTGATGGCCATACAACAATATTTCCTCCTGCGTCCATTACTTCAAGAATGTCACCTCCATCAATTAAAGGTTGACGAATAAGACAGGCATCAGGAGCATTTTTAAATATCCGAAATGTGCCATTCACAGGAAGACCACCGGGATTGTTGCTAACAGTTATAGTATCTGTAGTATAATCTACTTCAGTAATAAAACACCCTATACCCATGCCACCTCCTCCTGTTGTGTTAAACAATGCCATTCCCACTTGGACGGACTCTCTAATGTCGTCAAGCTTTACTCCACTAACTATAGTTGTACCTACTGTTCCTATGACTGCTCTTATATCTTGTGTCATCTGATTCCTTGGTGAAGGAAGATATAATTTATCAGAGTCCGAACTCACTCTATAAGTAAAGGTTGTTTTGGGGTAAAATAATTGATTTGGCATAATTTATTTATTTTGATAAGGGAAAAGCCTATTTAAAGTGTCTCGTCTTTGACCACAGCCACATGGTTTTTTGGTGACTTTAGAAACCGTATCAACTACTTTTTTAATACCTGTCGCCTTTGTTATTTTTTCTATTGAATCTCCTAGTCCTCGTGATTTCATTTTATTTACATTTACAGTAGTCTTCAGCACATTTTGTTTTAAACAAACATACTATCCAACATTTTATTTTTTTTAATATATACATTTATTATTTCTTTTTACAGCCAAAATTATTTGCATAATTAGCCATTTTAACAACTTTTTCAGAATACTTCTTTTTGTTTTTCATAACCGAAGAGGCCGCAGAGCATGCATCCTTAAATCCATTACTCTTTGCCCACTTCGTAAAAGCTCCTTGTCGGGACTCTTTTATTTCTGGAAACTTCGCCATTACTTTTTAAATATTCTAGAGTTATTTCCTAAATGTTTTTCATACTTCATGCCGTGGTCTCCACCATAAGCATGACCATAATCTTTTTTAGACATAGCCTTAGACTCATCACGTCTATCTTTAAAAGATTGTTTATGTTTTCCTTTGTGTTTATTACCTAAAGACTCATCTAGTCTTGCATTATAACCTTGTTTCATAGTATTATTTTTTTAGTATCCTGTACTTTTAGTTGTTTTTTCCATGCCATAACCCGGATTATTCTTCACTGTCCCATCCATAGATTTAGCAAATTCATGAGCTTGCGCTTTTCCTATTGCATTATATGGAAATACTTTTTCTTTTAACCTCCCACTATCAGGGCATTTATATTTTACTGTTGGCATAATTAATTATCTTTGTAGCAAAGTTAAGAAAAAAAATTTAATGAAATCAAATTACCTAAAGTATTGGAGGGTTATACGCTACTTCATAAAAGCAAAATACAAACTAACTCAAGCAGAACTAGATGTTTTACTATTTCTTCATGATGAAAAATATTTTTCAAAAGAAAAATTTGAAGAGTTCAACAACCTATTATCATGGGATGTAAATAGATTTGATAAGCTACTAAGAGATAAATGGATAGAAGTATTTAGAAAACGTCAAGGCAAATCTAAAACCTTATATAGCTTGTCCTACAAGTCACAAAGAGTTCTTACTTCTATTTACAATAAACTTAGTGGTGAAGAAATTCCTACGAGCCAATCAGCCAACCCTATGTTTGCTAAGCATGTATCGTATAGCGATAAAGTATATAGAAATATGATATTAGAAATGAATAAGTTTATAAAACAACAACGACATCTCTCTCCTGAATAATACTGTACTTTTCGTTTTCTATCATCATGGTGTGTCCTGACCTTCGGTCATAATAAACTATGTCGTCAGTTTTAATATTATGAACCTCTGTTCCGGGAGTTATCACTTTTCCTTTTTTATATCTTATATCTTGAGTGTCTCCTGCTCCTAAAAGCAGTCCTGACTTTGTTTCAATCTGTTCTTCTATCTTTGTAATGATAATATATTTACCTATTGCTTTCATTGCATATCATATGTTCTGGCCATAGTGATAATGGCATTAGTACTTAATATAGTTACTGCTACAGATACAGCATTTTGAAGAGCATTCTTAGTTACTTTCATTGGGTCAATAACCCCTAGGCTAATAAGATTGCCATATTTTTCTCTTTTCACATCATATCCATGTCCACTTTTTACTGTCTTTTTATATATAGCATCATGCTTTAGTCCTGCATTTTCTAATATTTGTTGCAATGGAGCGCTAATTGCTTTAGATAAAATTGCGTCAGCAATTTTTGCGGAAAGATTATTAGCATTTTTTAAACATCTATCTGTTGATAATTGATGTAATGCTCTACCTGCACCGGGCAATATACCTTCTTTCATAGCTGAACGAACAGCACATACTGCGTCATCTACCCTATCATACAGTTCTTTTTGCTCTAAGTCTGTTTTACCACCTACATATATTACACCTATTCCTCCTGTTAAAGATGCTATCCTTGACATAATAAACTCACGTTCTATTTTGTCATTAGACAGTTTATGTGCACCCCACAGCTCTTCTACTCTTTTATTTATTTCATCAGTCTTCTTTTCCTCTGACGAGAGAATGATGGTTGAGTCTCTTCCAACTATCACCTTAGAAGCTCTTCCCAAATCAGGGAAGTCTATTATACTCAAATCATCTCCCGTCTTTTCAGAGAAATATGTTGAGCCTGTTGATAAGGCTATATCTTGCATTAGCTCATGTTGCTTGTATCCAAAGTTTGGCGGAGGGACTACACATATCTTAAGTCCTCTTTTCATAACATTAGCCGCAAGGGTATTCAAAACATTCTGTGAGCATGGTGCTATAATAAGTAATGATTTGTTCTCAGCTATCACAGGTTTTAATATATTCTCAATATTTAATACATTGGTTATCTCTGCATCCGACACAAAGACATATGGGTTTTCTAAAATGCACTCATCTTTTTTGTGATTATTAATAAACAAAGGATTAGAATACCCTCTATCTACCTTTACTCCTTCAGTACTCTCATAATATGTATTATGGGTTTTAGACTTTTCTACTGTCACTATTCCATTCTCTCCCACATTCTCATACACCTCAGCTATAATTGAACCTATCTCTTCGTCATTATTAGCACTGATAGTAGCAACCTGCTTTACTTTAGATGGTGTCACAGGCTTGCTCATCTTCTTCAACTTCTCCACTATCACATTAGTAGAGTTAACTAACTCCCTTAACACTTCTGTTTGATTACAGTTAGGATACTTCTCCATTATCTCAATAGCACTCTTAACAATAGCCTCAGTAAGAACAATAGCTGTAGTTGTGCCATCACCTGCTGATGTAGCTGTTCTGTCAGCCGCCTCCTTCATCATCCTTACAGCTATATTCTCAACAGGGTCTAGGAGCTGAATAGATTTAGCTACAGTCACACCATCCTTAGTTACCGTTAAACTATGGGTATGCTCGGGGGATTCAATGATAACGGTATTACCACGTGGTCCTAATGTTGACTTAACTGCTTTTGAAATTGTTTCTATGCCGCTTATAAGGCGTGAGCGACCTTCAGGTCCGAAGTTCAGCTCCTTTGGATTATATCCTGTCTGATTCATTATGTATTAAATTTAATTATATGCAAATATATAAATATTTTTTAAACCAACCTAATGTCGGTTATGTTAATTTATGAGCCACCATATTATATATATATACTTCTTCTCTTTATTAAAAAATTATTGTGAAAAATATCTATTCAAAATCGACATTTTCGACACTAACCTTGATTATCAGTTAGTTATAACTTTATTTTCGACACTAAATCGACACTATTAATGTCAATAATTAACACAATAAACAATAATTAGACGAAATCTCTTAACATTATATTAATATTTGAATTGTATATTGCAGTATGAGAATAGAAATATCAAAATACCTGTATATACTGCTTATGATAATTATATTTATCTTTGCATTATAATGCCTGTATACAAAAAGATTATTAAAATATCTAAAGAAGAGTATGAGAGACTTAATAAAGACTACTCATACGTATTTGATTTATATATGTCTGACAATATCTATTATGTAATAGGAACTACTACAGACCTTCAAGCGGCAGGAGTTTCCATGCCATCTCCCTATTAAAAAGAAAAGGGAGCATTTAGCTCCCCAATCCACACATCAAACAAAAGAATATATTTTACATAGTCATCGTAGGTCCTGTCATAAGACTTCTTCCTTTTCGGTTGCGACCATAAGCTTTTCTAATAGAACCTGTTGTTGTTCCGTTAACAATGTTATTGCCTGTATTGTTTTTTACAGCCAATGGTTCAATGTTAACCGGATTATTGTCAATAGTAGTTTTAGGCTCTATATTAGGTGTTACCGGATTTAATCCATCCATAGGATTTTGTCCGTATATGTTTTTATCTTCATTCATATTATAACTTCATAAAGTTTTTAAGACTCTTCATCATTGCTTCATTAGCCGCCTTTCTTTGTTCTGCTAACTCAATGCCATCAGCAATGTTTCTTACAGTCTTAGATGATTTAAACTCACTTCTGAGTTTCGCTGCCATAGCTATTCCTGTTACTCCGTCAGGTCTTTCGTTTATTTCCCTGCCGTCTTTCATTTTTAATCCGTCCATAGTTTGTCGTTTTAAACAAAGATACAAAATTTTATTAGATATATGGAGTCTTTGGGTTATATATGGATATACGCACATGTACCCATATAAAAAAATTGATGTTTTTCTTGAGGGGGGGTTATGTTTTTTGCTTTTTTTCTCTGATTTTTTTGACTTTTTAGGGGGCTACTGCAGTAAAAGTGTACACATATACACCTATATATGTTAACCTTCCCCCAAACACCTCTAAAACCTTTATTGTGTTAAGGGACACACAGATAAAGTGTTATATCCCAAAGAAACCAAATAAGCATAAACAAAACTAAGGGACAAACAGGAATATAATAAACTCAGTAACAGAGTAAAGGACAATAAATGTTCATAAAATGACAAAATAATGTGCATATTGTTTGCACAGTATTATAATTAGACTTAATTTAGTCGATAATTAAACAAATAATACTAATTAAAATATACAATTATGATTACAGACTTAAACAGGATGATTGGAAAGTTGCGAGAATATGAACAAAACGCTAAATACCCCAACGCTCCTCTGCATTTCAAGAAAGTGTATGAAAAACTAGAGTCATTAACGAATGATATTGAATATATCATTAATGAAAATAAACATAACAGAAATAGAGTAAAAAAAATTAATAACTAAATACAAAAATTATGAGGAATTTATTAGAGATAGAGTCAAGTGCATTAGAGAATGCAGAACTTATTGAGGGTTTACAATTAAACCAAATAGACAGAATACAGAAAGCAGTTTCAAAAAATGAGCTTTCAAAAATTAACAACTCAAGAAAATTATCACAAATCATGCTTAAATCATATGATTTCTTTAAGGAGAGCGGAAAAGCTACACTAGAGGAAAGTGGGGTATTTTGGACGGCAGAAGATTTTGGACAAAAGATATTCGGGTTTAAAAAGTCATATTTCATGAGGATGATAAAGTTCGGAAAGTTATCTGATGAACAAGTAGAGGAATTTAAAAACAAGTGTAATGAGTTGATTGAACAAGGCGAAAAGCCTTCTATATCTGTTCCAAACTGTTTGGACTACATTAAGCAACAAGAGCAAGGAGAAGAGAGTGGAGAAGCTACACCAAGAAGCACAGCAGTGAGTTTATTAGATATAAAAATGCATGGCAAAAAGATAAAATTAACAGGCGATGGAGATACACCAATCATCAAAACTGATTTTGATAGCGGAGATTTGGAGGAGTTGCACCGCCTTATCAGTATGGTTGAGGAGTATTTGAGTTGATTTTTATGGGGTGTACAGGTGTACACCTCCCGTCTGATGTTAAATACATCACTGATGAGCACAAAAAGGAGTGCGAAACGGAAATTTAAATTTAATAATATGAACACAAAAAACGGAATTATTTACAAACCTATCGCGGATGAGTTGCCCAGAGCAGTCATTCAGCCATACCACCGCACAAACCGAGAAGGATGGAACAAAGACCTCTCTAAGGGTGCAAAAAGGTATGATTTGAGGGGCATAAAGACCAGAGACGTAAACAGAGTATTAACACAGAACGGAAGAAGCTATGAATCAAAATATCGTGTAGGCTTTGAGGTTGAAAAAAACTATTTTGGGTTGCCTTTAGAGGGCGAAACCGCGAGCCGTTCGGGTTCAATAGTGAACAATTATGCATTATTCAGAGGTCTAGAAACAGATTCATCATGCGGAGTTGAAGCAATAACACATATTTTGCCTTTAGTACCAAGCGGAATTTGGAGAACAAAGGTATTTAACATGATGTATGAGGCTAAATATATTTTATCTGATGAGTTTAGCGGTTCTGATAGCAGATGTGGTGGACACATTAATCTATCTGTTGATGGATGGAGCGGAGCACGATTGATGAGGGCGGTAAGGGAGTTTAGTGGAGTTATACACAGTTTATACCGCGTTAGACTATATAAAACGCAGTGGCAGTATGAAACACAAGGACTAGGAGATTATTGCAACGGCAATATGACTATGAGGGCGCACCAAAATACGAGCGATTGGACGAATGCGGGTAGACGTTCTAGTGTGTGGAGCAATAGAAACCAATCATATAAATATAGCTATTGCAAATTAGGGGACAATCTGATTGAATTTAGAGTACCGCCACGCGTTACGTCTGTTGAATGCTTAATGCTTAGATATCAGTTATTTTATGAATTAGTTGATTTTGCGGTGCGATACGAAAACCACGTAACACCGCAGATACGGAGAAAATTTCTAAAAACCATAAGACCGATAATTTTAAAAATGAACAATAATGACATTAATAAAACTAGAATCATCATGAATGACGCCAAACACTTTCAAAAGTATATTGATACTGATGGCGAGTTTAGAGGGGCGGTTATCAAGGCGTTTATACATCCAAACACACGAGCGGACAAGGAACGTAAAAAGAGATGGATGAGGGGCGAGTGGAGATAATATCCACCGCCTGCAAAGGGTGTACACATGTACACTAATATATTATTAAATAGTTACTCTGATGAGGGTTAAATATCCGAAAGTAGTCAATTTTTTTGACTACTAAGTAACAATTAAAATACTATAAAAATGAAATACTTAAGCGAAATTTTAGAAGAAAGACAGACCAAATTATTTAATAAACATGCAGTGTTTTTTGCTTTCAGTAATGAACAATTTAAAAAGGGTATTGAAAAATGCAATTTAAAAAAGGGCGAAAAGGTGGTTGATTTGGGTTCGGGCATGTTCTGTCCGAAAGTAAGTGCGAGCAAATTTATAAAAGACCATAGAGTGTTGATAGCCAAAGCCATACAAGAAGACTTGAAACAAGGCAGAGAAGCAGTCATATTGCGAGAATTAAGCAATTACGAATGTTTTTTAACAGGCAATATCGATGACTGTGTAAGCGCCCTAGAAGACTATAAAATAAAAGAAGAAGAAATAAGTAAAGTGTATAGAAAGAATTATAAAAAGTATGCGGATGGGTTTGCAATTAACTAAATAAATTTGGTAGTTCAAATTATTATATATATATTTGGGCGAATTTAAATAGAAAGGGTCGTAAAAAAAACAGATGGGGGTCTGTTTGGGGTGCGTCCCTTTCGTCAATTAAAGGGGGTAATATAAGTGCTCCCTTTTTTTCTTTATATATTTGGTAGTGTCTAAATTTTGTCTTATCTTTGTTTAATACTAACAGAGTCCTACTCCTCATTTATAGGGGTTGCTCATTAAATTAAATCTTATGTGTGTTATAATAATCAAACAACAGAAGGACAAAAAAGTCCACAAACAAACATTAAAAAATTCCGCACGAATCAATCCGCATGGGTTGGGTATAGTGTGGTTAGATACTTTCGAAGTATCTTATCATAAATCTAAACAATACGAAGTGCTTCATACTGATAGACCTTTCATTGCTCACTTTCGATATGCAACAGTTGGGGTAGTAAACAAATCAAATACACATCCTTTTTTATGTGGTAACAATACAGATGAGTTGTTAATGCAGAACGGAACGATACGGGGTTTGGGTAGTCCCAGCATGTGCGATAGTAAAGTTCTTGCAATATCATTGGGTCGAGTTAAGAGACAAAATTGGAAGAAAGAGTTGTCGCAGTATGACTCAAGGTTTACAACAATCAATACACGTACACGTACATTTCAAATATATAACAAGGAGTTATGGACAAAAAAGAATGGGGTGTGGTATTCAAAACCAAACGTACTTATGGACAATTTGGTCGCAGTATATGGCACATTAAAGAAAGATTACAGTAATTATCATCACTATTTAAAAAAGAGTGTTTATTTGGGTGGTGGAAAAACCAAAGACAAATACCCATTGCTCATAGAGGGGTTGCCCTTTATGGTAAATCAAAAGGGGGTAGGACATAATGTTGAGGTTGATGTGTTCAAAGTTTCAGACCAAGTGTTAGCTAATCTAGACCAATTAGAAGGACACCCACGTTGGTACAGGCGAGAGGAGATACCTGTGAAGTTGGCGAGTGGAAAAGTGCTAACATGTTGGTTATATTTTAATCCTAAAAAGGTTAGTAAAAATACCACCTTTCATAAAACCTACACACAATCTTATACTCCCTATGTTGGTAGCAATCATTGGTTTAGTGGTTACTCAAAGCCTAAACACTCATTGATTGGTAACACACCGACATATAAGGCGAGCGAGTTTGATTGGTCGCAGTCGTCTTTTGATTTTGATGACGAAGAGGTGGACACCTTTAGAGAGGATGAGTTGTTGCTAGATGATGAGGAGTTTAAAACAAAACCCTTTTGTGTAAACTGTTATAATGATTTAGAGTTTGATGGATTCTCAAACTATCATTGCTCCGGTTGTGACAGTTGGTTTACAGAACACGAGGTATTGACCGATAGTATATAATTACTCTGATGAGTCCTAGAGGGGACGAAACTAGTGTACACATGTACACTAGTAAGTAATAAAAATTTAAATATATACAATTATGAAAATTTACACAGATATTTCGATGCACAATTTCGATGCATGGAGCGGTGCAAAAGACACACTCGAAACAATCAAGGAACATAACAAAATAAATGACTTAGAAGCTTTAATTGAGGAAATGTTCCATGGCTCAACACCGACAGAAACAGATATAAATGACTTTTTATGGTTTGATGATGATTTTATATTTGAGCACATAGGCATAGAAATAGAGTAAAAAAAATTAATAACTAAATACTAAAATTAAATTAATATGAAACAGTTAAGAAAAGACCTTGCAACAATTTGCAAACAAACATTAAAAACAAATAGAGAACGAGCAAAACTACTAGTAATGTTTATCATTACACTAGGAGCATTAGCAGGCGGTTTATATGGTTGCTTTATGGCCTTAAGTAATGCGGGAGTTCAGATTCTTATATTCTTACTGTGCTCTGTGTGGGTATGGTTTGGTGTAGGAATGTTAGATTTATTTAGAGACATGTATAAAAAATAAAATTATGAAAAACGATTTAGATTATGCAAACTCTGAGCCTAACGAAAATGAGTTTGAAAAAATAAAAAACGAGCTAGATTGGTACAGAACGTACGGAAGTTATATTAATAATCAATTCCCCAATGTGGATGCAGAAGCATGTGCGTACGCAGACGGAGATTTTGATTTTCGTTTTGATTAATAAATATAAGGAATAATAAAAAATAAAATTATGGAAAAGGAAATAACACGAGACTTAGGAAGTCAAATAAGAAACTATATAAGATGGTTTAGAGAAGAATGTTCAGACCAAGATGATGAGTTAGAGTGGCTAATTAATTTAGCAATAGATAGTGGGGGCAGAACAAAAGATGATATGATACAAGTGTTAGAAGATAATTATAATTGGTGTAAATCAAATAAATAAATAAAGTTATGGAATATAAAGAATATGAAAATCAAATGAAATTCACTCAAAGACACAATGAAGTTGAACACGCAAAGTCAGTGTTAGAAAAACATGGCTACTATGTGCATAGCATATATAATGTTGATGATGTAACCCGAATGTATGATTGTACTGATTCACAAGCCATGGAGGTACTAGAGTTAGCAATAGATAATGACGGGACTGCAAACCAAATATATGAAAACATGAGGTACTTTGCAGAAGATATGGGGTTAAAAGAAAAACCTTAGTGTACACATGTACACTTAAAAAAAAGATAGATTATAATTTGGCAATGAAAATAATTTAAACTATCTTTGAACATATAGTATTTGTAAGGAAGGGACACTATGTCCCTTTCTTTTTAAAATTAAATTAAATGAAAGAAAAGATAAGAGAGGATATAGAATATATATCAAAAGACAAAAACAATGTGTGTAACAATAGTGCTTATTTAAAACTATTAAATCTTCTTGAAGAGAAGTTTGATGAAAACTCTCTCCCTGTGTGGTTACAAACCGCACAGTATCATAATGCACACAATTACGTGCGTTCCTTTCCCGAGTTAGCGGGCAAGATAGATAAATCCTTAAATCAATTAGTAAGATTGGCAGGTGGGTATGTTATTGAGGTAAGCAAAGATAAGTTTAAGTGGAATGATTGCGAGTATAATGATTTATCGGAGGTTGCAGAATGTATATGGAATAAAGAAAATTAAAATGAGTAAAGAAAAAATAAAAGAAGTAAGCAGAAAAGTTTATGAAATGCTTTCATCTAAAAATGATGCTTATGGTAATTCCGCATTAGAGCCTATAAATATATTTAGCAAGGGGAGTGCTACCGATTCCCTATGTGCACGTATAGACGACAAGTTAGCAAGAATAAAAAACCGAGGGTTGTCAGACCAAACAGAAGATACTTTGTTTGATTTGTGTGGCTACCTTATATTATTAATAATAGCAAAAGAAAACAAAAATGAAAGAAAGGATATTTAATTTATATGCAAAGAAGGTGGGGCAGTTGTTTAACATTACACCAGAAGAAATGTTTAAAAAAAGTAAAGCAAGAGAGTGTGTAGACGCAAGGCATTTGTTGTACTACATGTGTAGTCAAAGGCCTATGCGCATTACTTACATTCAAAAATACATGAAAGAAAACGGCTATGATATAAACCATTCTTCTATTATACATGGAATAAATGTTATGAAAGAAAAAATAAGCGAAGATTCAGATTATATTGAGGTTATAAATAGTTTTGAAAATGTATAGTTTAAAAGAAATTTATCACCAAGCCGAACAAGACGAAGAGTGCGGAGTGCTAGACAGTTTAGATTATGATGCTAGAATATGCAGGGCAATTAAAATAGTGCAGTGCCACGAAACAGAGGAGGTGGTAATCTTAAACACCACGTTGGGAGGAGAGTATTACAAAGAGATAACAAAAACAGAATACGATATTTTTTATACAAAAGGTTGGAAGATTGGAATTTATGTGTTATCTTTGTCTAACTATCGTAGAAAACTTTTAAGAATAGACGATAAAATAAAAACACAAATAACAGAAAACAAGAGTGCTAAATCAATTCAGATGTTTAAGCAAAGAAGATTAAATATATTGACAAACTTTAGCGAAGTATCAAAAAAATTAAAACAATTACAAGATGAGCAAACAAAAGAATTATTATAAAGAGTTAAGTGAGCTACCTATTAAGAGGTTGGTTGAAAAAAAGGGAGGCTTAGATTATTTATCATGGTCTAATGCGTGGGATATGTTGAAGAAACAACACCCCTCTGCACAAAGAAAAGTATATGAGTCGGAAAGCACAGGTTTAGCTTATTTTACAGACGGCAAAACTGCATATGTAAAAGTGGGCATAATAGTAAATGATATAGAGCATATTGATTATCTCCCTGTTATGGACTTTAGAAACAAATCTATACCATTAGATAAATTAACATCATTTGATGTAAGTAAAACCATTCAAAGAGCCACTGCAAAAGCAATAGCCATGCATGGGTTAGGTTTATCTTTATGGACAGGAGAAGATATACCGTCTAATGAAGAGCCAAAACAAATTGTTAAATCTATATCACTAGATATAGGGGACGATAATTGGGACAAGGCATTGGGATATGTATCGGCTAATAAACATTTAGGTATGCAAAAATTAATAAGTATGTTGTCCAAAAAGTATACCATAACTAATATAGTTAAAGAAGAAATTAAAAAAATAGTAAACAAATAGTTATGAGCGATTACGATATAGAGCCATACCAAAAATATGTAGACCAAGTGAAATGCAAACACTGTGGAGAAGAAAGCGATTATGATTTTTGTTCGAGGAGTTGCTCCACTGCATATTTTAATGATTAATTATAAGGGGGTACGAGGAGACTTTTAAATAAATGGTCATCATCCGAGTCTCCGCCCGTGTTCAACGTGCCCCTTTATAAAATTTATTTATTATGAAAAAAACTGTAAACATAGAATCACTAGCATTTATTTTAGCTTTAAATAAAGTAGAACAAAAATATAAAAAAGCCAATTACTCTCCATATAAAGAAAACTATGAAGAATACGTAGGCATGAAGCTAACAAAAGACGCACAAAAGTTATTTGACAAAGAATACGAATACTTTTACAACACATTAAACGAAAACTCACATGAAACAAAATGAAATAATAGAATTACTTAAAGATGATGAGCAATACTATAGTGGAGTAGGTAAAAACTTTTTATCTAATTCTGACATAAGTGCTTTATTAAAAAACCCAAGAGACTTTGGAGTTGAGAGACCCGATAATATAAACTTTGTTAAGGGTAGGTTGTTCCATCAATTAATACTAGAGCCTCAAAAAGCCGAAAATGTAAAATGCATAAACGTAAACTCTAGAAACACAAAAGCATACAAAGAATTTAGTAATGGTAGCATAGTGCTACTACAAAAAGAGGTAGACGAAATCAACAGTCTAACCTCTGCCATGTTGTGTAATATAGATTTTTTTGATATGATAAGGGAAAAGGGCAATAAATATGAAGTGCCCGCAATAAAAGAAATCAAAGGCGAAACATGGAAGGGGAAAGCCGACATTGTTAATGAGCATGTTCTTATTGACTTGAAAACTACTAGCGACATAAATAAATTTAAATGGTCAGCTAAAGAATTTAACTATGATAGCCAAGCATATATATATCAACAGCTATTTGGTAAACCTTTAATCTTTTTAGTTATAGACAAAGGCACGCAAGCATTGGGAATGTTTGAGCCTACACAAGAGTTTATAGAACGAGGAGAGCGAAAGGTAGAACTCGCAATAGAGGTTTATAGAACTTTCTTTGGAGATAATCCGAGAGAAGATATAAACACCTATTACATCAACGAACAATTAAATTAATTATAAATAAAATTTTATTAAAATGGAAAAAGAAAAAATTTTTGCAGACGGATTCTCATTTAAGAAACGAGAAAACGCACCCGACTTTGTTGTCGGAAGATTATCTATCAAGGTAGAAGACGCATTATCTTTTTTAAAAGACAAGTCATCTAATGGATGGGTTAATATAAACATTAATCAGGCGAGAAGCGGGAACTATTATTGTGAATTAGATACGTGGAAGCCTAAAGAAGAAGCGCAAGCATCAACACCAAAAGTTGAAGAGAAAGAGGAATTGCCCTTTTAGTTTGTTGTGTTGGGAAGAGGGGGAGTTAGTCATAATGCTCCCCCTTTTTTTGCGCCAATAATGTCGATTTTAGTGTACACCTATACACTTTATAGTTTATTTACTTTATATTTTTTTTACTATATATATTTTGGGTTTAAAATTGACATTTTCGACACTAGTACTGATAATCAATAACTTACGTAATTAAAAACGACACAAAAACGACACTATAATGACACAACAAATCACTATATTTAAAAACATTAGAGAGACTTCTACACCCTTTTTTAGAGAGGTTGGGGTAGTGCTACAAAGAATAAAAGAAGGAGCATCTAAAGAGCTTGTAAAAAAAATTAGATTTGAAAAGGATAAATCTAATAGAAATGAAATAAAAAAAGAATTGCCTGCCGTTTGTTTCTCTGGAAAGTTTAATAAAAGAAATGACAATTCTCTACAGGAACACTCTGGAATTATATGTCTAGACTTCGATGGATATCCTAAAACAAAAATTCTACTTGAAGATAAGGAGGCATTTACAAAAGATAAATATGTTTACTCTGTGTTTATAAGCCCATCAGGTAAAGGTTTAAAAGTGCTTATAAAGATACCACAAGACGCAGACAATCATACTAACTATTTTAATTCTTTGCAGAATCATTTTGATTCACAATACTTTGACAAGACGTGTAAAAATTTAAGCAGAGTATGTTATGAGAGTTATGACCCCTTAATATATATAAATGAAACTTCTTCTGTTTGGGATGTAATAGAGGATGTAGAATATACAGAGGTTAATGTACACAGAGACCCTCCAACAATACCTATAACTGACGAGAATAAAATTGTTGAGATATTAGTTAAGTGGTGGAATAAAAAATACCCTATGGTTGAGGGACAAAGAAATCAAAATGTATATGTGTTAGCTATGGCCTTTAATGACTATGGAATAAATAAAAGTTTAGCATCATATGTTATGAATAATTATGCTACTCAAGATTTTAATCTTAGCGAAATACAGAGGACTATAGATAGCGCCTACTCTCATAATCAAAACTTTAATACTAAGTATTATGAGGATGAGGAGGTTGTTAATTCAATAAAAGCCAAGTTGAGAAGGGGGGTAACTAAAAAAGAAATTAAAAGAAACCTTGAGGAATCTAATATCGAGGAGGCTACAGTAGATGCTGTATTAAATAGAGCGGAAGAAGAAAATTCAATCACTCAATTTTGGAGCAAAAATGAAAAGGGGGTAATAAAGATAGTGCATATATTATTTAAACATTTTCTAGAGGATAATGGGTTTTATAAATACTGTCCCGAAGGAAGTAAAAACTATGTATTCGTTAGAGTTACTAATAACCTTATAGACCACACGTCTGAAAAAGAAATAAAAGATTTTATATTAGACCACTTAATACAGTTAGATGACACCTCTGTCTATAATTACTTTGCTGACCAAACGAGATTATTTAGAGAAGAATTTCTAACACTGTTGTCTACTATTGATATATACTTTATAGCCGACACTAGGGATAGTTCATATTTATACTACAAGAATTGTGCAGTTCAAATAACAAAAGACGAAGTTAAGCCTATTGATTATTTAGACTTAGGAGGTTATGTTTGGAAAGACCATATCATTGATAGGAACTTTAAAATTTGCTCACATGATGAGTGCGATTATAAAAAATTTATAAGGAACATATCGGGAGAGGGGAATGAGAGAGTTAAGTCTATGGAGAGCACAATAGGTTTTATGCTTCATGGACATAAAAATTTATCATATTGTCCCGCAATTATTTTAAATGACGAAGTTATATCGGATAACCCCGAAGGAGGAACAGGTAAAGGAATTTTTATGAATGCTTTATCACAAATGAAAAAAGTTGTAACTATTGATGGAAAGTCTTTTGCGTTTGAAAGGTCTTTTGCTTATCAGCTAGTGTCAGCAGACACACAGATATTAGTGTTTGATGATGTGAAAAAATACTTTGACTTTGAAAGATTATTCAGTGTTGTAACAGAAGGTTTGACTTTGGAAAAGAAAAACAAAGATGCTATAAAAATACCTTTTGCTAAGTCTCCCAAGATAGCTATTACTACTAACTATGCAATCAAAGGAGCGGGTAATTCTTTTGAGAGGAGGAAGTGGGAGTTGGAGTTACACCAACATTATAATAAATCATTTACTCCCCTTGATGAGTTTGGTAAATTAATGTTTGGAGAGTGGGATGATGATGAGTGGTGTAAGTTTGATAATTATATGATAAATTGTTTACAAGAGTATTTATCAAAAGGTTTACAGGCTAGTGAATTTGTTAATCTTAAAGTAAGACAGCTATCAGCAGAGACATCACATGATTTTATAGAGTGGTGCGGTTTAATACAAGGTTCTCAGCCACACACACAATTAGCGGTAGATAGAAAAAATTATAAACATAATCTGTATTTAGATTTTATAGAAGAATACCCAGACTATGCGCCAAAAGCCAAGATGACTATATCTAGAACTAGATTTTACAAATGGTTAGTTTCTTTTGCTTTATTTAAAACAGGTGTACAACCCGAAGAAGGAAGGGATGCGCAAGGTAGATGGTTAAGAATGAGGGACAAAAGAGAATTGGAAGTGCAAACAAATATAGATTTTTAACATGACCCGAAGAAGAAAAGACTTAGATAAATTTGATTTAGGTATAGCTATGGAAAATTCATATAATGTGATAGTAAGAGGATTTGACCCCTTTATAATTATTAATGACGGAGTAGGATGGTTTGCACACGACCCAACAGATGAGCTGTTGCCCGTAGATGTGCAGGGGATATTATACTACTTTGAGGATGAAGATGATTTTGAGAAGTGCATAGAATTAAAAGCTATTATAGATGAACTTTAGAGAATATCAATTACAAATTATTGACCAATCAATTCCTAAACTACTTAAAAATAGTTTTGTGTATTTAGGAATGGAAGTGAGAACGGGTAAAACTTTGACAAGCCTAGGTATAGCCGAAAAGATGTTTATGAACACCGTGTTGTTTATAACTAAGAAAAAAGCTATTAGCTCTATAGAGAATGATTACAAATTATTATCTCCTAAGTTTAAGTTAATTGTAATAAATTACGAGTCCTTACATAAGATACCTAATCTGAAGTGGGACATGATTGTTTGTGATGAGGCACATAGTTTAGGAGCATTTCCTAAGCCTAACAAAAGAGCAAAAGCAGTAAAAGATATTATATACAAAACTCGTGCCAAAGTTATACTTTTATCGGGGACTCCCACACCTGAGTCATACAGTCAAATATACCACCAAATATATGGTATACCCTCTAATCCTTTTTCTGATTGTGTAAACTTTTATAAATTTGCTCACAAGTATGTAAACATAAAAGAAAGAAAGATAAACGGACTATTTATAAGAGACTACTCTCATGGAACAGAAAAGATAATTGAAAAGATGCGTCCCCATATGATTAACTTTTCACAAAGCCAAGCAGGTTTTAAAACAAAAATAAAAGAAAAGGTTTTACATGTAGACATGGATGCGTTGACTTATGATATAACTAAAAAACTTAAAAGAGATTTGGTCGTAGAGGGAGAGGAAGAGGTGATACTCGCTGACACACCTGTTAAGTTAATGATGAAATTACATCAATTATATTCTGGAACTATTAAGTTTGAGAGTGGTAACTCCTTAGTGATAGACTACAGTAAGGCCACATACATTAAAGAAAGGTTTAAAGACACGAAGATTGCAATATTTTATAAATTCAAAGCGGAGCTACAGGCTTTGCAAATTATATTAAGGGATAACCTTACAACCAAAATTGAAGAATTTAAGTCAACAAAAAAGAGTATAGCTTTACAAATCGTAAGCGGAAGAGAAGGTATATCTTTGAAAGAGGCTAAACATATAGTATATTACAATATAGATTTTAGTGCTACAAGTTATTGGCAGAGTCGAGACCGAATGACCACTAAAAACAGATTACATAATAGTGTGTATTGGATATTTGCACGTGGAGGTATTGAGGATGAGATATATAAGGCGGTAACAAAGAAGAAAGATTATACGGTGCGACACTTCAAAAAGGATTTATTATCTTTGTAGTTATGACTGAACAGCAGATACAAGCTAAACGAATCAAGCAGTTAGAGTCAGAGGGGTATTACGTTATCAAACTTACTACCACAAATAAGAACGGAATACCTGACTTATTAGCCATACCAAAAAACTGCGAAGTGCTGTTCGTTGAAGTTAAGAAACCTAATGGAAAATTATCTAAACTACAAGAGTTTAGAATTAAAGAATTAAAAGCGCATGGAATTAAAACAGAAATATATAGAGGATAAAGAAAAATGCAGATTTGATGATTACTTCATTGATATACTTTTAGAAATGCCCTATGATATTAGTGTTAATTTAATGTCACAGCTAGAAAGAAACTTAAAAACTTTACCATCTAATCAATGGTCACAGTTAAGGGGAGGAGTAATAAAAGGAGAAGACCCATACTTTTATGAGATAGAGTATCTTAAACCAAGAGATGACGGTTACATTATCTTTTTAGACATAGAAGAAATATCTTGTGACGAGTATTTGGATTATATAAACTTAAATCAAACAATAAAATGAAATTAGAAAGAACAGAACAATATTTATTAGACTTAGTTGTAGACGCATATAAGCTTGACATTTTTAAAAAATGTAGGAAGAGTAAATATATACTTGCTAGAATAACTTATGCTCAGTTGTTAAAAAACAGAGGTCATGGTGCGTCTTCAATAGGAAGAATAATGAATAAAAATCATGCTACTATATTAAATTACTTTAAAAGCTTTGATTGGTTTTACAAAACAGACTCAATTTTCTTTGCTTATTACAATGCTATAGAAGAAAAAATGAGAGAAGATTTCTTACAACAACAAGAATTGAACGAGATTGAATTAAAAAAAGAACTAATTTTGTTGCAAAAAGAAAATAATTCATTATATTTGGCTAACAAAGAATTAAAAAAAGAAATAGAAGAGCTTAAAAATAGCAAGGTTATGTACCTTGAAAGCAAGATGTAAGACACATCAGACAGTTAAGAATAATTATACCCCCTAAAAAATTATTACATTCTTAACTATGGCTAAAAAAATAAATGCGTTAGAACAAAAAAGACTAGCACATATAAACCACCTCATGGCGGAGGTTCATGCCGCCACCAATAATGTCTACGAGAGCTTTGTAGACAAAGAATACGACCTCGCAAAAAAACATACTCAAAGTTTAATCAGACGTTTAAGAGACGTTATACAATCCTTAGAAGATGAAATTTAATTCCGATTTTAGGCCTAGGTTGCACGGCAATCGCAAGGCTGCTTTTGATTATTTTACAAAAAAAGAAAGAAGAATTTTGGTAGTAGGAGATATTCATGCACCCTTTGTTTTGGACGGATATCTAGAGTTCTGCCAAGAAACTTATGCTAAACATAATTGTAATCAGGTAATTTTTATAGGAGATATTTTAGATAACCACTATAGCTCATTCCATCAGACAGACCCAAACGGTCTTGGTGGGGGACAGGAGCTCGAGCATGCAATATCAATAGTGCAAGAGTGGTATAAAGCTTTCCCTGTGGCTGATGTTCTTATAGGAAACCATGACCGCATCATAATGAGGAAGGCTGTGGATTCTGATGTCCCTCAACAGTGGATAAAAAGTTACAATGAAGTATTAGGAACTAATTGGAATTGGATAGAAAGAATTGTATATGATAATGTGCAATATGTTCATGGAGAAGGAGGTACGGCCAGGACCAAGGCAAAAAACGATATGATGTCCACCGTACAGGGCCATATCCATACCCAATGTTACACTGAGTGGCTAGTTGGTAGAAACTTTAGAGTCTTTGGAATGCAGGTGGGCTGTGGGATTGATGGAGGTTCATATGCTGCTGCTTACGCAAAACATTTTAAAAAACAAGCTATCGGCTGTGGGGTAGTTTTAGGTGGTCATACAGCAATTAATTGTTTAATGGAGCTGTAGTGTACACGTGTACACCAAATGATTATTATGAGATACGAAACACAAGAAGATAGAGACAGAGAGATTAAGGCTATAGAAAAGTTTGTTAGTCTCTTTAAAGGTTCTTACAAAAAGTTGGGGCATAGTGATATTGACTTTAGGGTTTTTGATAAGGATAAAAAAATAATAGCTTATGCTGAAGTCAAAGGTAAAAGTAGTAAACTCAAAGATGCTTTCCCTGTTTATGTTGCGGCCAGAAAACTCGTTAAACTATGTGACAAAAGATTAAACCCTGTTATTATATGGGCATGTGAAGACGGTATAGTGTATGCAAAAGTTCCTGAATTAGTTGGAGAAATAAGATGGGGAGGGCGTAATGATGTTCGTGAAGAAGCATTCTACGACCAAGAGTTGATGGCTTACTTTGAATACAGCCGAACATTTAAATACCTTAAGTACTAAGATTTTTTCTTTACAGTATTAGGCAGTCTTTTTAAAACGTAATTAGGTGTTTCTTTTTCCCACCTCTTGGCCATCTTAGGATTATTAGCGTACATCCACGCTCTCTGTGCTTTACTTACAAAAGGCATAACTATCTTCTTTGGTCTCTTAATTGTTGTTCGTACATCCTTCTTTCAAAATCTTTTCTTCTTTTCTCGTCTTGATACCACGGTGTATTTTTTTCTTCCTCTTTTCTTCTTTGAATTTCATTATACAAACCGGGGTTAAGTATTTCTAAATCCCTCATAGATATCTCTGTGTCCTTTTTCGGAGGTTTAGGTTTTCCTTCAATAACATAGTCACTATAGTTTAACACTCTCATTACAGCTTCTCCCACCGGAATATTAGGGTCATCAAGCTTTCCTATGTTATACCAATATTTTAATAATGCAGGTGCAGGCGATGGTCCTACTGTGGTTAGCTCCGCTATAAACTCCATTCTTAATTTTTGAACCTTCTCGTCTTGCTGTACAGCCTTATCGTATTTACCTTCATTTCTTAGCTTTTGTAGTTGTTGATTAGCTTTTTCATACCTATCATATTTAGTAATGATACGGTCATAAATTTGAAGAACCCCTATTGTTTTAGGTTTAAATTTCCAAGGTTTGTCTTGAACTTGGTCAGCTAAATTTGAAAAAATATCTCCCACTATAAAGAAAGCGTTTAAGTTTCCTATTGCCGCAGCTCTTAATAAATCCTCATCATCCTCATCCCTCCACGGTCTTAAAAATCCCGGCATACCAATAGAAACATATTGGAAGATAGCGGGCATAACAAAATGATACATAACAAATGTTCGCATCTGCTCTTTAAATGTTCCTTTGTACTGTTTCCCTCTCGCTCGTCTCATTAATTGTCTAACAGCCATTATTTCCTTTCTTAAGTATTGCTTTGGCGTGGTCATGAACATGTTGAACGCTCTTATAAACGGATTTGTTGTTTGTAAAAAGTCTTTATCCTGTATGTCTCCTGACTGCTGTGTACTCTTAGTATCTTTTTCAAACTTCTTTATAGCATAATCTATTACCTCCTGTTCAGTTGCGTTAGGGTTTTGTTTTTTGTACTCATCTTTATAATAGTTGTAGTTAGGCATACCACCCAACATAATAGCTGTTCGGTCTCCAAATTTTGTGGTCCACATTAAAAAGTCTAAGTAAAATTGCTTACCACTTCCCGGCACAAAACTTGTCATGCTTCCTTGTGAATACGCCTCTAAAACTTTAGTGATAGATGTGTATTGACGGTCTTGCATGTAAACTGAGTTGTCTCTAATTTCTTTCCATGTGTTTTTTATTTGTGCTATATTTTTCATGGAATACTTTATCCAATTTCTAAGCCCTATATTGTCGGCATAAGCAAAGGTAGAAGTTAATTGTTTAATAGTAATAACAGGACTCAATGCGAGTCTTCCAACAATAAATACAGTGTTCATCATGTCCACTACAGCACCAAACCTTCCCGTATCCTTACCCTTGCCACGATTAGCAACCGATTCTATCGCATGCTTTATTACCTTATTCAGGTCCTTTCCGTGCAGGGTCTCTATAGCTTTACTTATATCTTTATTTGTAATCAAAAGTTTATTTATAAAGTTTATATTCTCAGCATAGGCTGCAAAATATTCCATATCACTTAAATAACTAAACAATGCGTCTGTTCCATCTAACTCTTTAATAGGGTTAGAGTTTTGTGTACGCATGTGTGTAGATTTCCCGTCCGCATCTATCCCCATATCTATCCCCCTGTTTCCTAGTAAATCTATCCCTTCATAAGTATCTCCTTCTGTAGCTATTCGTCCCGCATAGTTTTGATTCCAAGGCATGTCGGTTCTGTATATTTTTTTATATACTTCATTGTAGTGGTTATATAGTGTTGGAAACAAATCATTTACCTGCCAATCCGCAAACTCTTTTAGCTCTGGATATTCTTTCTCAAGTTTTTGAGTTATTTGCTCCATCACTTCTTTATAGTTACTGCCGTATTTGGATTTAAACTTCGGGTGATTTGCAGGGTCTTTATATTGATTGTATAAATAATACATTTCATTGGGAGATAAAAACAAAGATGTTTGTGACTCAAGAGCTTGTAAATAGTCTTGTTTGTTTTTAGGAGACGGGTCTTCTTCTGCTAGCTTTTTTCTTTCTTCTATCTTCTTATTAGCCTTGATTCCTGTATATATTTTTCTGCTATTTATTCTAGCCTGCTTCATCCACTTCTTCCCATAGAGCTCTTTTAATTTCGCTTTCAACATTTTTTCAAGCTCCATTCGTCTTCTTTTAAATACAATAGACGAAGCGTCAATCCTTTCAGTAACTATTTTTTGCAGTCTACCACCAAACATTTCTCCCGGTAGCACTGACAATCTATCCATCAAACCGTCAAGTGCTTCTGACCTTTTAATCAACATATCAAATGCATCTCCTAGCTTCTTGAACGCTTTAGTGATGAGTCGTTCTTGTTCTTCTTTCTTTTCTTTATTAGCGTCAAGCTGTTCTAATACAGCACCAACCTTGGTTTTAAAAGTAGGACTATTAATATCAATCTTTACTCCTGTTATGTCATAAAATGCAGAAGCCATGTCTTTTTTATATTTATTATGTGCATCTGCTAACTCTTGTGAGTATTCTGTTTTACCTAGTTCTATTAAGTCTATAAGTGCCTGATTAGCGCCACTTAAAATAGATGCTTTACTTGCATTAGTGTCTTCTAAAAGTTGAGCTTCCAAAAGATTAATCTGAATTTGTAGGTCAGACAGTTTATCAATATCTTTAGGGGTAAGTTCTTCTCGTGCATTTATCTCATTAAATTCAGTTAATGCTTCATTTTTTTTCTCAATAATTTTGTTTACACTTAACTCTTTCCCATAATCAATATCTGTTTTAATTGCTTTGATTCGTTTTCTTATTTCATTACTAATCTTCACTCCCTTCCTTAATCCTCTGTCTACACGGGTGTAAGTGTCTGTAAGAATATCGTTAATGCTTTTAGATAGTATCTCAACATTCTTTTTAACAACAAGGTCATCTACCTTATTTAAAACATTTTCAATATTTTTTTCAGTAGCTCTTTCTATTTCTCTTATAAGAGCTAGAGTTTCTGTTTTAGTATACAGGCCTTTAGGTAGGTATCTACGCATATAATTCTTAACATCTCTTTTAATACGCTGTAAGTCACGTTGTCCCTTGGTATAGTTAGATGCTATGGTTTTAAGTCTTCGCAGCTTAGAAGCCATGTTAGCTGTAGGATTGCCCTCTAGTAATACCTGTAGCTCATTTAACATTGTAGCTTTTTGTTTAGGAGATTGTTTCTTAAACTCAGGCAAAGACTCTGCATATTCAATCACTTTGTCAGTTATAATAGAATCCGCAACAGGCTTTTTCTTTTTAGAGTTTTCTCGTGTCAGCTTTGTTTCATAGCTTTTTATTTTTTTGAAAAGCTTTTGTCCCGCTTTATTCCCTCCTTCTACATTTGAAAAGCTAGGTGGAAGATTGTCTGCCAATGCTTTATTTACTTCACTAGCTTTAGATTTCTTTATAACATTAACTAAAAAGTCTTTAATAGTTGAGTCAGTAAAGCCTGCATCTCGACCTTTCTTGATATATTCTTCCATTGACATTTCGTCCTCTGGCATTCTTTCTTTTTTAGGCAACTCTTTCTGTTGTCTACGTGGAGGAAAATATCTACGACCATTTGGTTTGTAAACCATAATACCACCCCCTCGGCCATACTCATCCGTTCTAGCTCTTCGTGCGGTATATCCTTCAGGTAATCGTCCCTGTATGTAACTTAAGGT